TGATAGTGTAATTAGTGGAGCATATTATCCTTATGTGGACGAAGGAAGCGCACCAATTACATTTGTAAGTGCAACGGAAGGATTCAGAATGTTGGATGTACAGCATACAAGAAAAGATGCACCTGGTATGTATACATCTAATATAGAAACTGTGGAGTCGAAAACAGGACAGTTAGTATTATTTCCAAGTTGGGTTCAACACTACGTTCCACCAAATAAAACCAATATGAGAATTACGTTAAGTTTCAATACACAATATAACTTATGAGTCGTAAGAAAAAAGAAACTAAGTGTACAAGTAATAAAATTGAGCAAACTGTTTCTACAATATTAACGAGACTTAATCTTCCTTTTGAAGAACAAGTTTCAGTGGATAGATACACCGTTGATTTTTTGGTAAATAAAAAATATATCGTGGAATGTTATGGTGACTTTTGGCACTGTAACCCACAGCAATACACTTCTTCCTATTTTAATAAAGGTAAGAAAAAGACAGCCGAAGAAATTTGGCAACGTGATAATGAACGAAAGAAAAAATTTGAGCAGATGGGATTTAAATTTTTATGTTTGTGGGAAAACGACATTAGAAATAATCCGAAAATTGTTCAATCAAAAATAAAGAAACATATTAAATTGGATGAGGGGTCATGAGAATTTTACTATTTGGTTTACCTGGTTCTGGGAAAACTACATTAGCACAAGAGTTGGTTAAGTTACTTCCAAACGCGGGTCATTTAAACGCAGATGCAGTACGGAAAGCATTTGATGATTGGGATTTCAGTCCTGCGGGTCGTGCACGACAAGCTCTCCGTATGAGAACAATGGCCGATGATTTACTAACAAATGAAAATATTAAATATGTTATTGCGGATTTCGTAGCCCCAACCGCAGAACTTCGTGCTATCTACGAACCACATTTTGCAGTCTGGATGGATACTATTGAAGAAGGTCGGTTTGAAGATACCAATAAAGCGTGGCGAGTACCTACTGACAACGAATATAACGATCGTATTACACAATTTAATCCCGTAGAGGAAGAGGCACAGAGAATATGCAATTTAATTCTAAAGCATCAACAGTGTTAATGATTTTTTGTAAAAATCGGTGTTTTTGAGAGGCTTAATGATAAGTATAAGTATATGGTATTTTTGGAGATACACATGGCTTATACTTATTTATTAACTCACATACCCACTGGAAAACGATACTATGGTGTAAAATACGGTAAAAACTCACATCCAGAAAATTTATGGATTACTTATTTTTCAAGTTCTAAAATAGTAAAAGATTTAATAAAATCATATGGTAAGGATAGTTTTATAGCAGAGGTTAGAAAACTATTTGATACCCCAGAAGAAGCATTTGCGTGGGAACAAAAATTAATAAAGAAATGTAATTTAATACATAACACAAATTGGCTGAATGAAGGGTGTTTTGGAACTGGTAATCTAACATATGCTATGAAATACAAAACAAAAGAGCATATTGAAAAAGTGACTAAAAGTAGATTGAGTAAAAATTACAAACATTCACTGGAAACTCGTGAAAAAATAAAAGAAGCAAATTTACGAAGAACCGAAGATTGGAAAAATAAAATATCTGATAGTTTAACTGGAAAAAAACAGAGTGATGAAACCATACAAAAACGATCAGAAAAAATTAAAGAATTTTGGAGCAATCCAAAAAATAAAGAAATGATGCGAAAAAAACAAAAAGATGCATGGAAAAGTGGGCAACGAAAAACAAAACATGTATCGGAAGAAACGAAAAGAAAAATTAGTGAAACCTTAAAGAAAAAACACAGAGGTGAACATGCAGTTTAACCCCAAAGCACCCACTGGACTTATGGTGGGAAGATATCAACCCTGGCACAAAGGTCATCGTGCTCTATTTGAAAAGATTTTATCTATTGCAGGACAAGTATGTATCGGTATTCGTGATACTCACGGAACAACCGAAAAAGATCCATTGCCAATCGAAGATGTTATTTCTAGAATTCACGACGATTTAGGACAAGATTACGCAGGTAAGTATACTATTTGGCAATTACCAAATATTTCTGGTGTATATTATGGTCGTGATGTTGGGTATAAAGTCGAACAAATTAAGTTGGATGATGAAATTGAATCAATTAGTGCAACTCAAATTCGTAAGGAACTAGGAATATGATTATAAATGATACTAGTGGTAATCAATGGTGTTATGTAAAAATACCACGAACAGGTACGAAAGCATATAACAGTTTATTTGATGAATCATTTGCAAGTGAATTAAAAAATAATAAATTCTATCCAATTGGGCACGCACCATACAGTACATTATCAACAATCAATGATAGTTCTGTTAAGTACTTCGCAGTAGTTAGAAATCCTGTTGATAGATTTATTTCTTCTTTGCGTTATATGTTTGAACGCAGAGCAACAGATCGTAGAATTTCTTTTATAATTCCAAATGATACTATTCATAATATGGTTACGTTTTTCTATGAAAATTTCAATAGAAATTGTCAACCAAAAGGAAACACATTAGGTGAAATATTTAATGTACAATCCGAATGGTTTATTGGTTCATTTTTTAAAACACAAAAGTACTGGGCAAGCAGTTCGGAAATCACTGTGTTTAAATATGAAAACATATCTGAATTTAATAACTGGATAACAAATAATTTTACATACGACATCAGTAAACTTGAAGCATTAGACTTGATAGAAACTGATCCTTTGAATCACCTAGACTTTACTGATCCTGAATTTATTGAGTTGGTGGAGCATTTGTTCCACGAAGATTTTATTACATTTAATTACCCATTAAATTATTTAACTGATTAATTATGGTTCATGTAAAGAGACACGTTGCAAAAACAATAAGTTATAGAATTCTTAGTACTACTATTGGATTTTTTACTATATGGGTTGTTAGTGGATCTATAAAAGTTGGTGCTGCATTTGGTATAGCAGAATTATTGTGGAAACCAATACAATATTATATTCACGAAAGAGTTTGGTATAGATGGATAAAATTCGGAGTTGACAAAGACGCCGACTAAGGATATATTAAGAGAGACTATCAAGGAGAACTCGTTAATGTATCAGAATATTTTTATTGAAGATGGTGAAGGTCGTGGTATAGTACATCTCTGGGATGACCAGGAAGGCTATACCACGTTGCCGTTTTCACAGTTTGATTATGCATATAAGGCTGACCGTAATGGGTCTAAGTTGAGTATGACAGGTGTTCGTGTTAGTAAAACCAAGATGTATAAGTGGGATGACCCAACCTTATTTGAAAGTGATATTCCCCGTGAAACGCGTGTAATCACAGATTTATATTTGGATAGTGACGAACCATCAAAGGGTCACAAAGTTATTTTCTTTGACATTGAGGTGTCAATGGAAAATGGTATTCCGAATATTGAAAACCCGAACAATGAAGTTACCGCCGTTACCCTTTATGATAATGTCACGAAGGAATATACGGTATTGGTACTAGACAAAACAGGGTCTAGACAAAATTATAAGAAGGGTGATATTGACACGTACTTCTTTGATAACGAACTAGACTTACTTTACAAGTTCATTGATGTATATGAAGCTATCGGTCCCACTATTATTACGGGATGGAATAGTGATTATTTTGACGTACCCTATCTTTACAATCGGTTAAAGCAACAGTGTGGAAACGGTATTGCAAACCGACTGTCCCCTATTGGAAAGTTGAAGTATTCCAAGTTTCGTAAGAAGTGGATGATTGCCGGTGTGACATCACTGGATTATCTTGACCTTTATAAGAAGTTCACCTACGGACAACAGCAAAACTATCGTCTGGATACGATTGGTCGTATTGAAGTTGGTATGGGTAAGGTAGAATACGAAGGGTCACTTGATGACCTGTTTGAAAATGACCTTGATAAGTTTATTGATTATAACGTGCAAGACGTACGTATCATTGTGGAAATTGACAAGAAAATGAAGTTGATTGAGTTGGTTCGTGGTATTTGTCACGTTGGTCATGTACAATACGAAGATTATTGTTACAGCTCTAAGTTCCTCGAAGGAACAATCATTACCTATCTACACCGTAAGGGATTAGTGGTAAGCAACAAGCCTGCCGATGGTCGGCAGTTGATGAATGACCGTGTAGAGAATAATGACGAAGGATTCTCTGGTGCATACGTGAAACCTCCTGTACCAGGTTTGTACGATTGGATTTATTCACTCGACTTGCAATCACTGTACCCAAGTATCATTATGAGTCTCAATATTAGTCCAGAGACTAAACGAGGGTTTGTGACGAATTGGGACGTTGAGAAGCATCGTAAGGGTGAAATTGATATCTATCTGGTACGTGATAAGGACACGGACGCGATTACTCGTTTGCCTCGTGAAAACTTTATTAAGTTTATGAACACGGCAAATATGTACATCAGTTCTAATGGTGTATTGTATGATGCTAACAAGACGGGTATTATTCCAGAAGTACTTGACCGTTGGTTCGCAGAACGAGTAGAATATAAGAATTTGATGAAGAAGTATAAGAACGAAGGTAACGCAGAGTTGGCAGACTATTACGATCGTCGTCAACACATTCAGAAGATTTTCTTGAATTCCTTGTATGGTGTTCTTGGACTTCCTATCTTCCGTTTCTTTGACATTGACAACGCATTGGCCGTTACAGCAACGGGACAAGATGTTATTAAGAATAGTGCAGAGTTTGCAAATAATTTGTATAACGACAGACTGAAAGACGATAAGGATTATTGTATCTATATTGATACCGACTCGCTATACTTTTCATCCAAAGCACTACTACCAGAAAACGCAGAACCAAAGGACTTTACTATTAAATTGGCTCGTGCGGTGGAAAACAAGTTGAACGACTACTATAACGTAATGTCGAAGGAATTGTTTTTCTGCGATAAGCACAGGTTCTATATTAAGGGTGAGTCTGTCGCCAGTAAGGGTGTGTGGATTGCTAAGAAGCGATACGCTATGAACGCGGTGTATGATTTGGAATCTAACCTAGATATTGATAATAAAATCAAGATTAAGGGATTGGATGTAGTACGGTCAACATTTCCGCCGGCATTCCGTACGTTTATGAATGGGGTATTAAAGGACGTACTAGGTGGTATCACCAAGGGTGATATGGATAAAAAAGTATTAGATTTTCGTGTCGCGTTGGATAATGAGAACTATATCAACGTTGCTAGAAACACATCAGTTAAAAACATCTCAGAATACGAAAAGGGTGCCGGTAAACAGTTGGGTGAGTTTAAGAAGGGAACTCCCGCACACGTAAAGGCGTGTATTACATACAATCGAATGTTGCGTCATTTTAACATACAAAACAAGTATGAAAAAATTTCAGACGGTGAAAAGATTAAGTATGTGTATCTCAAAACAAATCCGTGGAATCTAGAAACCATTGCCGTAAAGGGATACAATGACCCGAAGGAAATTACGGATATCGCTTCGCAGTATATTGATTACGAGGCATTGTTCGTGAACGAGTTAAAAACAAAACTAGAAGATTTTTACAGTGCATTGGGATGGGGACTTCTTCCTACTGATGTCAATCAAAAAGCAGATGAATTCTTTTCATTCTAAGAGGTTATTATGGAACGACCAAACAAGATTACGTTTTATAGAAATCAAAGAAATAAGTTAATCCCTGGGTGGAACGTTCGTTCTGCATCACCAAAAAGAACGTGGATGGACGAGTATAAGCATATGTACCGATGCCTTCCAATGACTATCGCAAATCAAAACGGATGGGTTATTGAATGTCCGTGTGACATCAGTGCTGTTTGGTTTGGTGGGCAAGACAAACGTTCTATGCACTTTTGGTTGGACCCAGAATATAACGTACCAAATCAGTGGGTGAAGTGTCATTTTGTTGGCGGAGTTATTACGTTTGAATTTGATTTCTTAGTTAAAACAAACGAAAAAGTTAATATGTTGGTTCGTGGTGCACCAAACTTCTTTATTGATGGGGCACATCCGTTGGAGGGGGTAGTTGAAACAGATTGGTTAAACTACACATTTACAATGAACTGGCGTGTTACAGAAATAAATAAAATTGTAAAGTTTAAAAAAGGTGACCCCATCTGTTTCATTCAACCAATTCCACACAATTATGCGGAAACGTTTGATTTTGAAATTAAACACTTGGATGAAAATCCTGAGTTGTATGAAAAATTTCATACGTATAATAATTCACGTATGCAATTCAGTGCAGATAAAAAAGCTGGAAAGCATAACAAGGATTGGCAACGGCATTATTTTAATGGAATGGAAGTAGGAAATAATACGGAAATAGGTGAGGACAGACACGCTATCAAATTAAACTTGGTTGATCCCAAAGATCAAAAATTGGTGTCCAACACGGTTATCGTCACGAACACCCAGTATAATCACAATCACACCGATACGTTTGTCAATGTAAATGAAGTGAAAAAGACAGCATACGAGTATGTACGAGACTGTATCAAAACCGATACATCACCAAGTCCGATTCATGGTATCGGAACGTTTGCTCTCCGTGATATTAAAAAAGGTGAAGAAGTATTTCCAAAATGGATGGGTGAAAGTGGTACATATGGTATAACCCCAAACGAATTTAATGCATTACCAACATACGTGCAGAATATTATTCTGAAATCGTATGAAAATACCAAAGAAAATTTCTATTGGTTCAAGTTACATAAAGACGGTTGTTTTAACTTAGCTAATCCCTATGTGTATATGAACACCGCAGAAGAAAATGGTAACGTGGATTCCAACACAGGAAAAGCATTAAAAGATATTAGTTCGGGTGAAGAAATTTTGGGTACTTATAAATTAGAAAATACTAAACCTAAGTTAGAAGTTCTTAAATAGTATTTAATAAAGGACTTGACATTTTGTGGGATGTGGGATATATTTCATACATCCCCTATTCCTTGGAGATTAACATGCTATTCAAAACCAGTGTTATCATTGTGGGATTGTTCGCAATTTTTGTGTTGATTAGTGCAATATATGCCCATATCAGTTATGCTATTATGAAGATGGATTCGGAGAGGGATATTTCATGACATGGGACTGGTTATTCGGTGCAAAGTTGTTTCTGATTTCTTTAATCATTATGTTCATCCTCGACAGGGTTATCAAATGAAAATCGTCAAGTCAAGTGAATGGTTGATTTCCGAAAACAAGAATGGTGGTGAAAAGTTCTGGCGGTTGCACATCGTCAAGGACGGTGCAAACTATTACACGCAGACTGAATGGTACCAGATTAGTAAGACTGGTCGTGAAACGAAACGTCAGACCTCTGAACCATACTTTGCTGCTCCCACGAACGTTGGTCGTGCAAATGAACGAAATTCCCAAGAGCAGGCAGACTTTGAGTATGACGCCGTTATTAAGAAGCAACGTGATAAGGGATTCCGTGCAAAGGGTGAACGGAAAGATGTTCGTCCAATGCCGATGCTCGCCCATAAGTTCTCTGACCACAAGGGAAAGGTGGAGTTTCCTGTTTACGTTCAGCCCAAGTTGAACGGGATGCGAATGCTGTTCGATGGTGAGAACGGCTGGAGTCGGGGTAATAAAGAAGTTATTCCAGAAGTCATTCAGCACTTGAAGTTTGATGCAGGTGGGTTTATTCTTGATGGTGAGTTGATGTTGCCGAACAACGTACTGTTGCAGGAGAGTATGACGGCAATCAAGAAATATCGTCCAGAATTGTCACCAAATCTTTTATATCACGTATATGATATTGTGGATAGTGAACTTCCTTATGCGAAACGTCAGCAGATTATTCACGATATTCTCCACGATGCTCCCCCCAACGTTGTTCGTGTTCCTACGTGGGAAGCGTTCAATGAGGCGGATGTGTTGGTCTGGCACAAGTCATTCACTCGTGATGGGTTTGAGGGAACAATGATTCGAAATCCAGATATGCAGTATGAAATTGGAAAACGGTCATATTCACTACTTAAATTAAAGGATTTTATTGATGATGAATATCGTATTGTTGATATTATTGACGGTGATGGAAGCGATAAGAATCTCGCCATATTTATTCTCGAAACCGATGATGGACAGCATTTTAATTGCCGTCCGGAGGGATCACAAGAAAATCGTAGAGAACTTTACAAGAACCGCTCTAAACTGATTGGTCTATATGTGACTGTGAGGTATCAAGAATTATCCAGAGATGGTATACCCATCTTCCCAGTGGGAGTCGGTATTAGAGAATTGGGAGACTTTTAAAATACAGGCGGTGCAGTCGGTCGGGACGACGGTAGTAAATTGGGCTCGCTACTCGTTATATCATTTACTACGCTAGCCAAGGACTTAGGGAAACCTATGTGGGGTTCGAATCCCCCACCGCCACTGTGAGGTGATTATGGCATTAGAAAACTATTTTGTAGAGCATATCAGTTTTTCGGAAACAGTTAGAAATTTTCTTCGTCGCTGGCATTATTCGGATTATGTGAATATACAAGAAAAAGAAACATTTGGATTATTTCGTGAAGGAGTATTCCTACCAGAATTGGTGGGTGTTTGCGTTTATACCCGTCCAGCAGGTGCTTCCGCGGCACAAAAATATTATCCCGCCGATCCTGACAAATGTTTGGAACTTCGTAGATTGTGTTTAATTGATGACACACCAAAAAACGCTGAGAGTTTTTTCGTAGGTAGAACATTAAAATGGTTACGAAAAAATAGTGAGTGGAAATTCGTAGTCAGCTATGCAGACGAACAGCAAGGACACAAAGGTATTATTTATAAAGCAGCGAACTTTAAATACGAAGGTATGACTGCACCAGGGACTACATTGATGGTAGACGGAAAATCGTTCCACGTTCGCACACTTACTATGGTGGATAGACCATACGGGGTTGAAATCAATAACAGATACAAACGTGGTGACCCAGGCGTACAGGTAATAAAAACCAAACCAAAACACATCTATACCTACGCATTATGAACGATGATGAAAATAAAAATCCAAACGCATTAACGTATGGAATCACGCCTAACGCACCAGCAACAATTCATCCAGTTGATGTTGATACTTGGAAAGCAGAAGTGTCTCCCACGTTTAAACATTATTTTAAAGAACGGTATGATGTTGTTGTGCAGGATTATGAAAAGTTGGTACGAGAATATTCTATCAATAAAATGTTGTATGAAAGTTCAATAAGTTTTAAGCCGAATATTGGGGATACTTACTATCTATATAAGAAGCAAAATGGATCTGCTTTTATATCACTGGTAAATCCTGCTCAAGCGTTCTGGGGTGGATATGTCGGTACTTTTAAATTAAACGCCCAGTATGCATGGGAAGAGGTTTTATGACGATAGATTATAGTAGGGTTATCCAAGCACAACCCGATGGTTATGATGTAGAGGTGTTTAAACAAATTAAGTTGCAAAAGGGATTTGTTAAAAAAGAATTTCCATACAAGAAAGTTTCTGGTATGTATGTTCATTCTTTTAATCCATCTACATTACCCACCTCATTTGCCAATAACGATTCTCGCTTAAACACATTGGCACAAATTGCTCCACGAGCAGTACCTACTATATGGAATACCATAACAAATTTAGTGGATGTATTCACTCCAATCGAACTCGCAGCCGATAGGAACGAATTCTCATGCCAGTTGGCGGCAGTTGAATATCCAAATTCTTGGATTGTTATGGCTCCTCTTCCTGGTGATACAGTGGTTACGGTTCGAAATATGTATCACGAAATGATTCATTGGAAATTTACAGCACTAGGATTTGGAAAGGGATGTACACCAGAAGTATTCGATATGTTACATCACAATAATGAATTTGTCTTAAATCCAGTTGAAGAACTACATCACTCTATTGTGAATAGTTATGATGACACAGCACAAGCTGCTGTTGGACACAAAGCATCAGGCCGTCCCATTAGTGCGTCACTTCATGCATATGCCTCATTCTTGGGTGAAGCTGAAGTATCTCTACGTTTCGTACAACACGATTTTAAAGCACATTACCATTGGTTGGGTTACGCGAAGAAGTGGGGAGATAGATTGAACGAATCCTTGGAGGCTTTGATGTTAAAGGCACATACCACGGAAAAGGGAGCACAATTACTTCTTGGATTGTACCGATGGACTCGTGATTATCAAGAAGAATATAAAGACACACTTAAAACATTATCTAAATTGATGTAATGTATTCGTTGACCGCATCTCTTCCGTATCACTTATATGGTCAAGTTCGTCGTGAATTTATTACCAATGGAACGGACACTGGACTAGATAATTGTATTATTCATGCAGTCTCAGTTAGACCCACCCAAGCGTTGACATTTTCTGTGTTATTGGAAAATGGTGCACAATATCGTGGTGTACCTATTCACGGACTTGTTATTGGACAAGATACCACCAAACAAATACCTCCTGCAAAAAATTTGCATACTCATCAAGTGTGGGGATGTTTCGGTACAGAATTTGGTATTATAGATATGAAGTTTTCCAAAGGATTAAGTGCTGAGTGGGTGGATTCACACGGTAACAAATTTTCCGGCCGTGGATTAGGATGGGCAATAGAATTTTATGACGATGGTTATTCCAATGCACCACAACAAGATAAAAGTTTTAATATGTTGGTGTCGGAAGAAGGGTATCTCGCAGCCATGCCAAACAATCGGGTACGCTGGTGGGAAGATAGCTTTACTAATTGGAAATTACCAATAAAATTAAAAGTGAATCACAAAATATATTATGTAGAAAGTATAGGAATTAATCCAGAAGAAACTGCTTTTGTAAAGGAGTAGCATATGGGACTGTTTGATGAAATACGAGTGGAACAGATATTACCTGGTGAATACGAAATTACGGATACATGGTATCAAACAAAATCATTTGACTGTGTAATGGCCAACTATGTTATTACTGCTAGAGGTGAATTATATGAAGAAAAGTGGGATTGGGAATGGATAGGTGATGAAACTGCATTTTTGGGTGGACACATAGAAAAAATAAAAGATAGTTATCGTCGTGAGTACTTGACAGACTTCCACGGGGATATTATATTTTATGGAAGTAAACCAAAGGAAGGTACGAATCGTGTATGGCGTGATTACTATGCAAGATTTACTAACGGTAGATTATCAAGAATTTGGTATAAAGATAAACAATATTAAAGAGGTTAACGGTTATGGTAAACTTGACAGATTGTGGATGCGGGAATGGGATAGATGGTAAACGATGTAGTTTTTGAAAAAATTATTGAAGATAAAGAACGTACATTTGTTCTTACCAATTCTTGTACACCCAAATCTATATTTACGTGGAGTAATGTAGAAAGTTATATAAATGATAATTACCACAATTCTGATATTGTTATTATTGGTGATAATAAATCAAAAATAGAAACGTACAGAAGTACAGAAACAAGTAGTACGCCTACTAAAACTATAGCTTCTGAAATTTATGATGGTAAATCATTTATATTAAATGCAATGGAACGGTATACCAAAGGACTATTCTACGCATCAAATATATTTTCACAGATACAAAATAGATATGTCAGTACAAATATTTACGGTGGATTGAAAAATACTTCCAAGTCATTCCACGCACACGCAGATTCCCAATATGTGTTAATATTACAATTAGATGGAATTTCCGATTGGACAGTATACGCAGAAACTTGGAACGGAAATCCAAATGAAGTTATTTGTTTAAATGATGATTTATTAAAAAAAGATTTGGTGTACACTTTACATCCTGGGGATGTGTTGTATATTCCATACAGAAGGTATCATAAGTGTATTCCAAGAAGTAAAAGATTGTCAGCAAGTATAAGTGCAGATTTTGGTACGGTACGCCCATCACATTACGGTGATTGGTTCGGTTTTAATTAAACAACAGAGGTTAAACGGTTATGGAAAAGACAAAGTTGGAAAAGTTCATTAGTAAGTATTCTCTTGGTGGTTCTTGTGAAAGTGTGTTGTGGAAGTCGGACGGTAATGATATCACGGTAAAGTGTATTTCCGACGACAAGAATGTACTTGGTATTGTTACAGTCAAGGACGCCAAGCTGGACGAAGGTGACTATGGTATCTTTGATACTAAGCAGTTGTCATCAATGTTATCGGTTCTTGGTGAAGCAGTTACGATTACCACCAAGAAGGTCGGTGACAGAGTTTCTGCCGTCCATCTCACTGATAATAACGTAAAGGTTGATTACGTATTGGCGGATTCCGCAGTTATCCCCGCTGCACCTGAGTTGAAGCAGCTCCCCGCATTTGATATTGAAATCACGCTAGATCAGAAGGTAATGAATACTTTCTTGAAGGCAAAGGGTGCATTGTCCGATGTAGAAACTTTTACCGTTCTGAGTGATGGTGATTCTGCACAGATTGTTCTTGGATATTCCGATATGAATACTAATCGTATCACTCTTGATGTAGAAACTACAAAGAATGCAAAAATTACTCCCATCAATTTCTCTGCACGATACTTCAAGGAAATCATCGCTGCAAATAAGGAAGCAGCTAGTGGTGTCTTGAAGGTTAGTAGTAAGGGATTGGCATATGTCAAGTTTGGTGTCACTGATTACAACACCGACTACTACCTCGTCCAGATTCAAACAGCTTCCTAATGTCATTCTTTGAGTTCAACGATACTCCAAAGCAAGCACAGTATACACCCCCTTCTGCGAAGAAACCGCCGAAGGGTGGTGTTGTCTTGAATACCAGTGCCACTGATTTTTTCAGTGGTGAAGGTACATCGTTTGATTTTGATATAGAAAAAAATAAGTTTGTTCAACATATGGGTATGTTGAAAAATCAATCGGTGCAAGAAAATACGTTGTATAAGAAGTGGAAAGAACTAACAACGGATTTTAATAATACAAAAGATATTCAGCTTGCACAAATTGTTGAAGCCAAGATATGGCGGCCAACAGATATTACGAATAAGAATTTAACTGTCCACGAGATCAACGCGATTGATCCAGAAATTATTATTGTAGAACCGGAAGATATACAATATTTCAATGATTGGAAATACATTAGAGTATTTTGTCATACAATGGAATTTACCGCAAATGTTGGTCGTTTGATTCGTGTACTCATTCGTGATCGTTCGTCTGGAAAATATGTTGGGGCTGCCTCACTTGGTTCCGATGTAGCCTCCATCAATGTCCGTGATCAGTGGATTGGGTGGTCAAAAGAAAATAAATTTACGCATGGGTTGTTAAATTCTACTGCAATTTGTACAACTATCATTCCAACACAACCATTCGGATATAATTTCTTGGGTGGTAAGATGATAGCTTCATTACTCACTACAAAAGTGATTCGTGATGAATGGAAAAGAAAGTTTGGTAACGTATTGGTTGGGGTGACTACAACCTCACTATACGGTTCGCATAGTATGTATCAACGTATCCCGTTTTGGAAAGAATTGGGAGTTACTGCTGGAAAGATTTCTCTTAAACCAGACGATGATGTATTTGAAAAGTGGGCAAACTATCTAAAAGTTAATCACTCAGAAGGATTTGATAAATGTACAATTCCATATTTTGGTGATATTACACAAGAGGGTCAGTCATGGATATGCACTGATGGCACAACCAAAATAACAGCCTCGTCGCGTGATGAGTTAGTGTCCATATTGGAAAACGATAACTACTCTGTACATAGTACTGGTGAAGTATACGATAAGAAGTGTCGATGTGGGTCACCACCGACAGGACCAAAGTTACAGCAGATGTTACTTTTATATAAAATATTAGGTATTAAACCCAGTGACTACGAACATGGATTTCAACGTGGAGTTTATTTCGCTCCAATGTATGAAAATACACGTGAGTTTCTTCGTGGAGAAATCAACGAAGATAAACTAATATTATCACAGAAGTTGACAAATGATGTTGAGAGTGTTATGTTATGGTGGAGAGATAAAGCAATCAAAAGATATTTGAATCTATTTGATAATAACCGTTTAAATGGTGAAACGTTATATTATCGTAAAATGATTCAGATGACTTGGGAAGAATCCAAGAACACTTATCTGGGTGAGGTTGGACGATGAGGCATATTGGTAAAACAATAACGAACATGTCAGGCATGCTTCCAAAGAAAAGAGTTCGTGGATCACGACCTGATCAACAATTGTTAGCTGTTCGTACGCATAGTCCAAAAGTAATATGCCACCTCACAGGTGATTCACCCAGAGAATATTTGTTTAAATATGGAACAACCTATTCATTACAACAAGACCATATAATTCAGTATAAGTTTGTTCCAAAATGGGAACTAGATGGTGTAACAATATTATCACCAAATGGGCACCAGCACATGACAAATTTAGAATACAATAAAACAGAACTTAAATTTGATGATACCGAAATCTGTGAAATTTGTAAGATGAATAATTACGATTATTATCGCAGAACAAAATTGGTAGTTACATTTCATACACATCATGTGGATGGAAACCGAAAAAATAATGATGTGAATAACAAACAACGGTTGTGTCCAAACTGTCACTACGCAACTGATAGTCATTCGGTAAATAAAAATAAAAATCCGTTTAGAAATAAATGGTCTAAGTTTTTGGAATATTTACACGACAGACGAAGTGTTGGATTTATGACAAGAAAGTTAAATACTAATAAAAGTAATTTACAGTGGAATTTTTACAAAATTGGATTAGATTTACATTTTGGTAGAGATATCTTGGAACCACCGAAGATCATACGACACTTGTTTGAAAACGAAGAAGCATCTAAATTCTTTAATATTTAAGAGGTTATATGGTAGAAAATACCTTGTGGGTGGAAAAGTATCGTCCCAATGCATTAGAAAATTATATTGGTAATGAACATATAAAGACTAAACTCACACAATTTATTCAAGAACAGGATATTCCACATCTATTGTTCTGTGGAACTGCCGGTACCGGTAAGACTACCGCAGCGAAGATTCTGGTCAAGAATATTGATTGTGATTATTTGTTTATCAACGCATCGGATGAAAACTCCGTAGATACGATTCGTACTAAGATTAAGAACTTCGCAGCAACAATGAGTTTTAAACCCTTGAAGATTATCGTACTCGACGAGGCGGATTATATTACCCCACAGGCACAGGCAGCACTTCGTAATTTGATGGAAGTGTTTAGCAAGAATACTCGTTTCATCTTGACCTGTAATTATGTGGAACGCATCATTGACCCCTTGATTAGTCGGTCGCACGTGTTTAAATTAACACCACCATCTAAAAAAGAAGTAGCAGTTCACTTAATGAAAATTTTGGAGAAGGAACATGTCGAATTTAATAAATCTGTTATCGCAACCTTGGTTAACGCATATTACCCAGACATTCGCCGGATTATTAATACTTCGCAAAATCAAACAAGTGGCGGTAGACTGGAACTCAACGTTGAGGAAGTAATCGCCGGAGATTACAAGTTGAAGGTGTTGGATGTCTTGATGAGTAATCTTCCATTGAAAGATAAGATTAATGAAACAAGACAGATTGTGGCAGATAGTAATGTAAAAGATTTTACTGAACTGTATAGATTACTCTTTGATAAGGTAACTGATTACGCACCGACAAAGGTACCACACAGTATTCGAGAAATCGCAAAAGGACAGTATCGTGATAATTTTGTAGCAGATAAGGAAATTACTTTTGTAGCAACGTTGTATAACATTTTAAATGATTGAGGAATTATGTCAAAGAATAACCGATTTGGTGGACCACCACCGCAACAGCCGCAGTTGAATGTGGATTTGTCAAAGGCAGACGATGTTTCCTGCGAACGTTGTGGTAATTACACCTTTGAACAAGTGATGTTGATGAAGCGGATGTCTGCACTTATTTCACCAACTGGTAAGGAAGCAATTGTACCTATTCCTACCTTTTCGTGTAATGCATGTGGTCATATTAATAAGGCGTTTCTTCCTGTAATTCCCAAGGGAATGGAAGAGGAAGCAGCAACCGAAGTGGAAAAGGCTCCGAGCAAGCCTTCACTCATTTTAGAGAAGTAATATGTCAAAAACTACTAACGCAGCAGCACCAATCGTATCGGTACCAGCAGCACCAGTAACAACTATGCGAGATGCTGGAATTTATTACTTGTGTGATGAGTTTAATACCAATGTAGCAAAAGATGTCGTTACGTGGATACTAGATTCAAACATTCAGAAAAGTAAGAAGCATGACCATCTTACATTGATGATCACCAGTTATGGTGGTGACTTGTCAGCTGCATTCGCTATTATTGACGTAATGCGAGGTAGTGCAATTCCTGTTCGTACAATTGGTCTTGGATGTATCGCATCGGCTGGATTGTTAACATTCATTTCTGGTGAGAAGGGACATCGTATCATTACACCGAATACGAGTATCCTCTCACATCAGTGGTCGTGGGGACAGGTAGGTAAGGAGCATGAACTCATCGCAACGATGCGTGAGTTTGAGTTGACTACGATTCGTATGATTAATCATTACAAGAAGTGTACTGGATTGGCCGAAAAGGTTGTTCGTGAACGACTTCTTCCACCGCAGGATGTGTGGTTATCTCCGCAGGAAGCGTTGAAATATAAAATCTGCGATAAGGTACAGGATATCAAGTAATATATGGAACAAACGTTTGTTGATACGTCCCGTGTCTCAGTTAGAGAAATTAGTAAAGCTGTGGCACGGGATTTTATCGAAAAGCACCATTACACACATAAGTTCAGTTCCACACGATATGCCCTAGGGATTTTTTATCGTGAGGAAACTGAACATATGTTCTTTGCCGGTGAAAACGAACAGTTGATTGGTTGTATGACTTATGGGCATCCTGTAAGTAATAGAACGGTTGATAGTATCGTAGATGGATTGGAATTAGACGAAGTATTAGAACTCACCAGATTGGTTATTCTTGATGGATATGGAAAGAATATTGAGAGTTATTCTATTGCACAATCCTTCCACTGGATGAGAGATAATGATTCACGAGTAAAAGTATTGGTTAGTTACGCAGACCCAGAACAGTCACACACGGGTGGTATTTACCGAGCAACTAATTGGATATATCAGGGATGTGGATATTCCAAGTTGATGCCTGATTTCTCACTTCTCTTAGAGGAAGGTGGATTGTGGATGCATTCACGAACAGTGGGGGCAAAGTTTGGCAATAAATCTGTGGAGAACCTAGCAAAACGAATTGGTCGTACGTTTTGGAGAAAAGAAGAAACTGCTAAACATCGGTATATTTATTTTCTCTGTGACAAGAAGGAAAAGAAACGTATGATGAAAAACTTAAAGATTCCAATCATACCATATAACGATATTAAAGAATACGTACAGTTGATTCAAAAGGTCACTGTCACCGATGGAGTTGTAGAAAACATCGAAGTTATTCAAGGTGTAGATAATGGGTGGAAACCTCAGAAAGTACAATTGAAGGAGAATGTATGAGAGTAGCTATTGTTTCGACCCCACGTACATGTTCAAGTATGCTGGGAACACTTTTCTCTACAAAGTTTAATTTAACAGATTATTCGGAATTGTTTTCCGAAGGTCCGATTGTAAAATCCGTAGAAGAAAAATTAGACATGATGACGAACACAGATGATTTTTCTGTTAAGATTACCAGTACCACCTTGACAAGTTATAAAAATATATTGGATTACCAGACATTTCCGTGGCACGCATTTGATAGAATTGTTTTGGCCGAAAGATTGGATATCACACAACAAGCTGCAAGTTGGTTACTATTGTCGTATGCACAGGAAAATGGTAATGGTGAATACGCAGCACTGGTAGAATTTTTAACAGAGCAATTGAAAACACCTGAAAATATTCCACTCGACAGAAGTTTGTTGAAGTATATTTTGGAAACTATTTTATATTATTACGATGTAATTAAACCACATTTATTAAAGTCTGGATTGCATGTTAGTATGGTTGACCACGAAATGATGCAGAAACCATCTACGGAATATCTACCCGAGTTAAATGAACGTTTGGGAATTGAATTTACACAAGAAGATGTTGACAAAATTTCAAATCCAACGTATATTGATTATACACCCTTCATCGAAGCCCACAAACTTCGTGATGTAATAGAAGAAATTAAACAAGAGTTAACTAATGCCACCAAAGAAGAAACAAGCACAGACGAAGGAAACGAATCAATCGAAAACGAAGGGACTGTTTGACCACATAGAGCAAATTTATGTTGGACAAAATCCAAACTATTTTGATACATTGTCCGATGCTGAGAAGAAATCATACAGTGTGTATATGGTCAATAAATTTCTGAGTATGAATCCACATCAATCTCCGTTCGTAGACGAGATGCAGAAATACACATTACCAAATGATATACATTACGCCTTCTTCAGCCGAATTATTCCGAAAGGGCGACAGTTTAATAAGTACATTAAGAGTAAAAAGGAGTCAGCATATGAGTCGTGGATGGTTGACTTGGTTAGGAAACATTATGAAATTAGCGCAGCAGAAGCTACAGACTACCTCGAAATCTACTACAAGCACAACAAAGAAGAATTACGAAAGTTGTGTCAGATGTACGGAACAGAAGAAAAAGTAATCAAGAAGGCTAAACTATGAAAAACGACAGAGGAAATTATAAAAATGGTTAACCTGAGTTGGGCCAGATATTTTCGTGGAATTGCTGGGCATGTAAAACAAAAGTCAAAAGACAAGTATACACAAATCGGTGCGGTGATTGTTGGTAAAGATAATGAAATTGTTTCTACTGGATACAATTCGTTTCCTCGTGGTATTAACGATGATGTTCTTGAACGGCAAGAACGTCCTGAGAAGTATTTTTGGTTTGAACACGCAGAACGAAATGCGATATACAACGCAGCACGAATTGGTGTATCTACAACAGGTTGTACAATGTATCTTACGTGTGGAATGCCGTGTGCAGATTGTGCACGTGGAATTATAAACGCCGGCATTAAGAAAATTTATATTGAGCATTTTAGTCAAGATGGAGCAAAGGGCCCAATATGGGAAGAAAGTATTAAACGAAGTATGATTATGTTCAGTGAAGCAGGTGTAGAGGTACTTTATTATGAGTAATGGAAAAGGTGACTCCCCAAGACCATTAAGTGTAGATCAAAAAACATTTGCAAATAACTGGGAACGTGCCTTCGGTACACCCATCTGTGAGTATAGTGGACTCCCACACACAGCAAGTTATGATGATGTTGATAAAGAATACACAGAACTACTTGCCTCTGGATTATTCTGGGAATTGTTTCCTGGGTTAACTGGTAATTGGCAACAAGACCAAGCAAGATGGAAACTGGCCATACTTAGCAAAGAATCACAATTAACGGGATTATATGACACATTACGGGAAGAAAAAGGGAACGACTAACACTGGATGTTGGTATTCCATACTTCAAGAAAATAATATGTTTCACATAAGTGTTGGTAAAGGTGATTTCGTAATATACGAAGGTTTTGAAAATCCACCAAGCATAGAATTTTTAGATAATAATATATTATTATTGGAACAAGAGTTATATAATAGATTTCCAGTAGGTTCAAAAATAGATATTATTGCATAACCCACTTGACTTTGAGTGGGTTTTTTGTTATATTTTAAATGTATCTACCCACGAGGAAACTATGTCATTTGTGAAATATAAAGGATATACCAGAGAAGATGCACTTGCAAGTGTTGGTGCTGGGTGGGCTGGTCTAATTAATCGTGTATACGATGTACTGGAATCCATGAGAGGTGAAGTCAAGGTTGTACAGGTCAAGGAAAAATTCGCAGGACTTCGTATCTACACCGATTATGGTAACGATGAACTTGATCAAGTAATTCGTGAAGTGGGATATGAAAGTGTTAAAATTTGTGAAACCTGCGGCAAACCTGGTGAAGTACGAGGTAAAGGTTGGTATTATACATCGTGTGGTGAACACGCAAAACCTGGTGACCTTACACACGGAAATGACGATGCCGAAGAAGAAAACTAGATCAGAAAAAGAACTTAACTTGAAGTTCACAGGTAAAATGAGTATCCTTATTGAGTTGGAAGGACATGGACCACTTGAATTTCGAGTAAATGATTTACAAGTGGTAAAGGATGCTGTACAAGTTATACTAGACCACACAAATAATAAAACGCCCGTAAACTCTTACGATAAACGTGAACAGAAAACGATGCAGAAACTCTTGGATGGTATCGAATAAAAGTTAATTATCATACTATTTATATATGTGAGGATTGTTCACGGCTCTCTTCACATATATAACAAAATTACCCCTACGAGTAAGCCCCATGCACCGTGAATGCGTGGGTATCTGAAAGTAGGGGTTTTGTTTTTGGAGAAGTAGTATGGAAAATAGATTTTATGTATACGCACATTACATTCCGGGTGAGGACAAACCATTTTATATTGGAAAAGGAACCGGTAGAAGAGCATATCATTTATATGACAGGAGTAAATTTTGGAAATCCGTAGTAAAAAAACATGGATATGAAATAAAAATATTATATGAAAATCTTACTCACGATGAAGCATTTGTTAAAGAAACAGAATTGATAACATTGTATGGAAGAAGGGATTTGAAAACTGGTTGTTTAGTTAATCAAACAAACGGTGGTGATGGTGTTCGTGGGCATTCTTTGGAAACCCGTGAGAAAATAGGAAAAATGTTTATTGGTAAACATTTAAGTGAAGGACATAAGAAAAAAATAAGTAATGCAAACAGAGGAAGAATCGTGTCTGACGAAGCCCGTGAAAAAATAAGAAATGCTTTTATAGGTAAATCACGACCACCCGAAGTAATTGATAAGATGAAAAAGTCCTTGACAGGAAGGGGTGGGAAGATTATATTACAATATGATTTACAAGATAACTTTATAAAAGAATATAATACAATAAAACAGGCGGCTATAGAAAATGGATTCTGTTACAGAACTATCAGACGAGTCCTCAAAGGACAACTACGACAAACCCGTGGATACATCTTCAAATACAAATAAGCGTATATCGTATTCACAATATTCTGTGTGGGCGACTTGTGGGTGGAAATGGAAACTTCAATATGTAGATAAAATTAAATTTGATGATAATACAATAAATCTCATTTTTGGAACTGCCATGCACGAAGTAATCCAAGAGTGGCTGGAACAATATCATTACGCGGGTAAGGACAATCTTGCAAAGAGTGTGGACCTCAGTGAACCTCTCAAAACAAAGTTCATTACATTGTTCCAAGAAAACACTACGGTTGATGCAAACGGGAATAAAGTATTCTTGTGTGATAAGAAAACCCTAATGGAGTTTTACAATCAAGGGTGTGAGATTCTGTCGTATGTACAACAACATCGTAATAAGATTTTCCCGTCAAAAGACACCGTACTTGCGGGTATTGAATATCCTATTGAAACGGAAGTTCGTCCTGGTGTGACCTTTATTGGGTATGTGGATATCATTACCAAGAATGAAAAGACGGGCAAGGTTACAATTATTGATTTGAAAACCTCACGGTCTGGATGGACGCAGGCACAGAAGAGTGACCATATTAAACTGAATCAGATTTTGTTGTACAAGAAGTTCATCTCTGAGAAGTTTAATACTCCGTTGGAAATGATTGGGACGGAATTTATTATCTTGAAGCGGACGATTAGTGAGAACAGTCCATATCCCATTCCTCGTGTGAGTACCTTCGAACCGTCTAACGGAAAACCTTCGGTTAACCGTGCATGGGGACATATTGAAAAGTTCTTGAATGAGTGTTTTGATGGTGAAGGAAACTATCGTACGGATTTGATTACCGCGACACCAAGTAAAGATAGTTGTAAGTATTGTGTGTATAACGATAAGGAAACGTATTGTTCTGAATCATTTTACAAAATCAAAAAGGTGAAGGTTGTCAATGGCTGAAAACCCGTGGAAGGACAAGTATCTCGCTGAAGCCGCGAAGCACGACGAGACGGTGCGGAAACTTGCAGCACTGACTTCACACCTGAACCAAGTGCATGAGGAACTAGGCGGCACCGACACTGTTCTGACGCTGGAAGCCGCGCAGCTCGTCATGGCCCGCCTCGCCGCATGTGAGCGGGTGGTGGAGGCGGCGAAAGCGTGGAAGGCCGATCAGCGTGGATGGCTCAAACCGCTAGACGAAGCGTTGTGCCAAGCCGTTGACGACTACCGCGCCGCCGTCACCGCCGAGACACAGGAGTAAGTATGGAAAACCCAATGGTGAATTATTCTAAAATCATCGCTGAAACAAATAGTAAAATGTATAATGTTCGGGATGAATATAAGAATAATAGTGTTGAAGAAAACATTGCCATTTGCAATAAGGAACACTTGAAGTTCTCTGTGGGTTGTATTAACATTACAGGAGAACTCAACATTGGGATGATGATTCGGTCAGCGTGTCTTTTGGGGGCAGAAAACTTCTATATTTTCGGTCGTCGGAAATTTGATTCTAGGTCCACAGTTGGAGCGGAAAACTATATTAATATTGTCCAGTATGTGTTTGATGACCCGATACACGCCGACATGCAAATCTATTCAAAAATTAAAGAGTTGTATGTAGAGAAGCACACAATTGTATTGTGTGAACATGGTGGATATGAATTGGGGTCGGCGGAATGGAAAAACAGATTGCCTCTAATAACAAAAACATCTTATAATAGTTATACTCCGCTGTTTTTGTTTGGTAGCGAATCGTTTGGCATCCCAGATATTATTTCTGAAAACTCTGCATTTTTTAAAGTCAGTATTCCCCAACGTGGTGTACTTCGTTCATTTAATGTCAGCGCGGCAATGGCAATAGTCTGCTGGGACTACCTACGAGAAATGTTCTATTAAATCCTATATAATACCCCACTTGACAACGGTGGGGTTTTGTATTATATTTAGGTATACTTAACAAGGACAGAACATGACGCTTGAACAACTTGCCGAAATCATTGATAGACTCAAAATGCGCCGTTCGTGGGATGACTATAAAGACCTTAAGGTAGTGGTTGTTACTGATGAACCTTCTGTGGGGCCTGTATCGGCATCTACTGTGAGTAATGCACATGTTGGTAGCGATTGGGAACGGAACAGATTTCTTATTTGGTGCGACGATAAACTTACCAAGAAGGTAGACTAATATGCTCATTATCATTCGTGGATTGCCCGGCAGTGGAAAGAGCACGTTGGCAGAACATTTGGAAGCCAGTTTCAATAGCACAAACGGCGTAGTTGCCCGTGTGTTTGAGGCCGACCAGTTCTTTCATACACTTGAAGGATATAAGTTTGATGGTACCAAGTTGCGGGAAGCACATCTTGACTGTCAGGCACGTACCAGAGCATGGTTGAAAAAGGGTAACATCGCCATCGTATCCAATACCTTTACTCAGCGTTGGGAATACGAGCCGTATCTGGACATGGCTACACAGTATAATTTTCCGGTTCAAGTAATTGAAGTACATGGTGATTTCCAGAACATTCACGGCGTTCCTCCCGATAAGATTGAGAGTATGCGTGAACGTTGGGAATCACATCTATGAACTATGAACAAGAAACCATATTAAAAGAATTTGAAGTAGGGAGACATCCAGATATAACACATGATGCACACGCAATGGCTGATGAAATTATTAAACTCCGACAGCAAACTTCTGTGTTGCGTGAGTTGTTAATTGAATTAACTGATGTGGATGACTGCCAATATGACCATCATGGGTATTGCCAAGCACATTCTTTACACACTGCTCCGTGTCCACATAGTCGTAGCAAAACATTTATTAAGGAAATGTATCTATGACACCAGAACTTAAAGAAGCATTAATCAAGGCATACACATCTTCTCTTGAAGCACACAATCGTCGTTGGGAATATTTGACCTTACCATTGGATGAACGATTTAAACTTATGCAGGATTATATTAAGGAGATGCATCTATGACAGAATGTGAAGCAGTGGCATACGCATACTGTTTAGAATATGCACAACATACTCCGCCACACAAATGGAATCTTAGTCCAGAAATGAAAGAATGGGTATGCAAACTAATAATTCATGTAGATGAGATAAAGGAGCAGGAGAAGCATCTATGATGAAAATCATTATGCGCCACCTGAAACGCAAGCACGATGCGCTCTATGTGCAATTAGTGTGGATGGAACCATTTGGTCATCCTACGTGGTGTGTATGGATTGTTCCGTCCAAAGGAATTCCGAACAGAATTGAACCACTGCAACGTGAATTGGCACGTTCATCATATAAATGGGTAGCCTTATTTACCGCACTAAAAGCAGAGGTACGAGAACAATGAATAGTTTGTCATGGATTGAACGAGAAGCACGAGCATTAAATAACTTTACGGAACTTACATCTAAACTTTCAGAGGAACCGATGTTTACGACTACGACTACAAATGCCCAAGTTGCCACCCTTGAAGAAATTGAAATTGCCATCTATCGTGCCAATCAGATTATCAAGGATACGACTTATTCACACAAGACGTATCCTTCCCACGAATATATGGCACAGATGTTCCGTAGCATTTTTCCCCATGTGTTGAATGCAGTGATGACGTATGAATATGAAGAGGTTGAGGAAGAGGAGAATGAAGATGCCTAAGCTACGACAATACAAGGGCGTGACATGGAACCAACTGCATTGGGAAACGGCGGAAGGGCGTGGGTACGACAGAGCAGCTTCTCTGATTGCCGCTTATCCGCGAAAGTTTACCGACGACGACCACGCCGCACTGATGGATTTGAAGAATAATCCATATGAACCAATCCAGACATTGGAAGATGTGGTGAATGAATGGAATGTATCTGCTGAATGGGTGCGACGAAGTGAAAGTAAATATGCTTTGCAAGAATTGTGTACATATATCCGAGAAGCATTTCCAGACATTGACAAGCCGTTTAGTGACACGCTTGGAGAAAAGACGATGGTTGCCGAGTATAATACGGTACAGGACCACGTTGATGCTTTGGTGAGAATGGGTGCAAAGTATTATTCTGGTGAACATCCGTTTATGGAAGGATACCCACGATTGGTTCTACCGAAGGTGAAGTGATATGGATATTATATTAAAGAAAGCCGAAATGTTTGATATGTTGGCAGAATCATTGGAAGGCGTAGAACATCTACTTCTCACTACCGGTCACCCTGAATTCGGTATTGAATGTACCATTACCATTGGTGATGATTATGTCACGGTGATTAATCAGCCTGACGAAATCACGGCTATCATTGCTGCCCGTCGTGAATTGGATTATCAAAAGATTGTGGACGATGGGTTGAAAAAGATTGGTGAGTATAACAGTCAATTCTTTAAGAAAGATGACGAGGGGGATGAATGAGAACACGAAATGATGTTATACAAGAAGCCTACGACAAGATTGGGTCAGACCTTGTTGATAAACTAGCTGACCGTATTCTGGAACTAGAAGAAAAGCTAGAACAGTATGAGTTGGCTAGAATGGCTGATGAAGACGCCGAATCACTTGGCGAGTTCCTAAATGAAGTCGGGTTTACTCCACTCAAAGATGCTGTTGAACGTTATGAGCGTGACAAGAAGGATTGGCAACGTGAAGAAACGATGAATCGCAAATACGAAAATTGTATGATGCTCAAACCATTCTTGGACGATGTGCAGAAATATCAAAAAGAAGTGTACTGTGATGGGCACGGGCATATTGCGTCACACAACATAGCATCTGGCGTTCATGTGAAACTGTTCAATAAGAAAACTGGTGAATATACTTACGGTGATGTGCAGTGGATTGAACCGTCACGATTGATGGGGTGTGGATGTTGGGATGGGATTTATATTATCGCGGAGACTGATGAATGAAATGGAAATCTGATAACCACCGTGATAGACGAATTATCAAACGATTTGCTTGGTTTCCCATACGATGTAATGATGGATATACATATTGGCTGGAACATTACTGGTCAGGTGAAACGTATTTCCGAGATGAGACGGGGACGTACTGGTGTACGGATTTTGCCAGTAAAGATTATCAACAAGTATTGAATTGGATGGCACCATGAATATTGATATATACCTAGATGAAGATGGATATCCCAACGACTTTGCGTTAGAAAAGATTACTAAATGGGAATGGAATCAGACCGATAAACTTTTTGAGTTTATGCGGGAACTCTGGAAATATGATTATTGGGAAGTGGTAGATGATGGTGAGAAAATTACCTATAACATCAGTACCATAGGATGGAGCGGTAATGAAAGTATTATTAGTGCCCTAAAAGAAAATTATATTATCTGGCATTTTACATGGGTACAGAGCCGCCGTGGTGGACATTATATCTTTGAATTGCCATATAAGAGACAGCCATCTTTGGTCGGGAAAGAATAGGAGACTTGACTTTTCTCACCAATTGTAGTATATTTCTAATATGGAGGCATTATGACATCTCACTGGCTACAAAGTAAAGAATTATTCAACTTGAAATATGCAGGACATTGTAAGTTAACCGTTGATGACGATAACAACGATGTGATGGTGTTTGAAAAAACAAACCATACTATACCATTGATACAGTTGTTTTTATTGATGTATGCACATAATTTACCATTGAATGAACTTATTACATTATTCAATGGTCCACGTAAGGATGAGATTGTATAATGAAAGAACATGCAATTATCACCAAGCTTCGTCGCCCCTTGGAAAACTTTACGTCCAATGACCTTGCCGACCTAATCGACGCATATGATGAATTGATGCTCACCGTTAAAGCCTGTCGTGGAACGCAGATGGATGATGCGGGAATTCATAGTGTACAGGAAATGAGTGCGGTAGTAAATGCGGCAATCAAGTGGTGGTGGGCACAAGAAAAGTCTGATACAGAATACTGGACTGCCGAACAGGAATTGTCCAACACCGTTGGGAAATATTGTGTGAGGAATAAACTATGAAAAACTATAAACTGTGTTACATTGAAAAGAATTTCGCATACTTCACCACCCAAGAGCTTGAGAAGCAAACTGGTGATGATTGGGATGATGCACCCTATGAACATAATGCGGGAATTCCATATGAACCACATCGTTTCTATTCCTATATGAAGGATGGTCAGTGGGCACGAGGTTCCGATTATAATGAAGATGGTACTCCGAAGTGGGAAATCTATAAGGTCGCCTACGAAGGTCCGTGGGATATGCAAACACCCGCTGACATCGCAGGGTGTAATAGTCGGTATTCCGTAGACATGATTAATGCCAAGCTCACTCCGTGGTTGACCAAGTTTCCCGACAAGGCATTGTTTGCTGGTGCAAGTGTTGAGGAGTTTATTACTTTCATTGAAGAGTGTGGTGGTACCGTATATCTTCCCAAGGAGAAGAATAATGCAAAAGCGTGATAGATTTATGTTGGAAGAGTTGATTATACAGTGCTGGCATGTCACGGATGATATTGGAACGGTGCTCAGTTATATGGAAAAAGCAAACATTCCAGCAGAGCATATGGATGTCTTGATGAATATGTTGCATGGTATGCAAGCAATCTACCATCAGCGGTTCAGTGATATGTCGAACCTATTTGGTGAGATGATTCAGAACGGACACATTAAGGGGAAAAATGTATACTAAATATAAGTTCAATGAACTGACATTGACTGCATCAAGTTACAATCGAAAAATCAGTGTTGAAATTCCTATGGATAGTACTTCCAATGAAGTGTTCGAGGCATTTAAAACCTTGATGGTGGGACTGACATTTCACGAAGATGCATTTAATGATGCAGTAGTAAATTACTTTTATGAACACGGCTTGGCCAAGGAATGATATATGGAACGTAGAAAATTTTTTAGTTTAGCACCGCTTGGGTTGGTGGGTATTGCTGCACTTGCCAAGGGTGAGACACCAACAGAAGCAACGAAGTCGGTCACGAAGAAGGCAATGTCGTTGACTATCGTGGGTCCAGACGGAGAGGAATATCATCCGCTGGTAGTTGAGAAGGATGATTCTACTTACGAAGAGGTACAGATGCCGAAGATGGTTACTACATACGAGTTTTCTAATGAGAGATTTCGTGTAAGTAGTAATGGTTTGGGTGTCGGTACATCTGCTCCCGCAACTGAGGTAAAGTTTTTTACCCATGCTGTTGAAAAATTTCGTTTATGAACAAAAAGTATGTGACATTGGCTGATATATTCAATCTCAGTCGTGGAAATAAACTCTTGACAATTGTGAACGCTATCCTTACTATTCTAGGTGGATATAGGATGGCGTCACTTATTGTGGCTCCTACGTGGTGGGAGCAGTTTATTTGGCAACTAGTAATTGTTATTTCAGGTACATATAGTATTTATTATTTTGCAGAACGTAGAGTACATAAGCAATGGGAAAAATATGGACGTTAAAATTGTAGAGAAGCCGTGGGGGTCCGAAACGATTTGGGCACATACGGAACATTATGTAGGAAAAATTTTAAATATTCGCGGTGGTGAATCTTTGAGTATTCAATATCATCACTACAAAGACGAAACTATGCATGTGTTGTCTGGCAAAGGTATTGTTAAATTTTATACAATGGAAGAAAACGTACCCGTGTTGACAGCAGTATATGTTATGAATCCAGGATATTCAATTCATATTCCACCCACACAAGTTCATTCCGTTGAAGCGTTTGAAGATATGCGAGTATTAGAAGCATCTACAAATCATTTGGATGATTTGGTACGAATAAAAGACAGATACGGACGGTAATTATGATTTTACTATTAGGTGATATTCACGGTGATTATAAAGTATTAGAGCGTGCGGCTAAATTGGCAGAAGAGGTTGGTGCTGCGGCTGTGATACAAGTCGGTGATTTTGGATTGTTCCGTGGATATGGAATGTCCAATGAAATTCCATTTGTGAAAGTCGCAAAGGAAAGTGCGGTACCAATTTATTTCATCGACGGAAATCATGACGATTGTGACCGATGGTTGGAGTACACAGAAGTTACAGAAGTACTCACCGGGGCCAATCTATTCTATGTTCCCCGTGGTACTGTAATGGAACTTGATGGACGAACTATTGCGTTCATGGGTGGTGCTGCCTCGATTGATAAAGCATGGAGATTGCAGAGTGGTGCTCACTGGACAGAAAAAGAAAACATCAGCCCACAGGAAATCTTGAAGGTATTGGATAATGCACAAGGTAAAACAATTGATTTGTTCATCACACATTGTCCCCCACACTCGGTCATTGAGGAAAACTTTGACCCACGAAATAAACTGTGGTTTGAAGTTGGTTTGGATTGGACCGACCCCAACCAATTAGTTATTGAAGAACTGTGGCATAAGTTGGGTACTCCTATGGTGTATTCCGGACACATGCACCGTCGTGTACAGGGAATGACGTATAGAATTTTAGATATAAATGAACTTTTGGCCGTTTGACCACTATTTATAGAAGGTTATAGAAAAGGTCAAACATGAGAAAAGATAAATATTCATATACTACCGTGCAAATTACGAAAGAAATAAATCAACACATTCGTGAGTTTTGTAAACTCAACGGGTTTGTTGCAAGCACCATTACAGAAAAGTTATGGTCTAATTTTATTTCTTCTAGTATGTCCGGTAGTATTACTTTATAAGAGAATTATATGGCTATACCAACAAAACAAGATATATATTTTGCGGCTGGAGCCGGGGATGTAGCCGAATTTAATTCTGGCAAATACAGCCGTATAGTAATTACACCAGAACGTGCAGAGGAAACTCGTAAATTAAATAATTTACCAGCCAACGTATTAAGTACCGCCACAACTTCGGGTGGTTGGGTGTTCATTAATCCAGACTATGTTGATGCAGAGGAACTATTCAATGCATACAGAAGTGGATTTTTCACTGGTGATTATGATGAAATTGCTCCAGGTGGTGTATACCTACGATTGTTGCCTGACAAGGGTATTGGTGCCAATTTCTATCCACCACAATCGTTTACACCTGCACAAGAAATACCACAACCCGTAACGGATAATACTCCGGTAACGGTTACACCACCACAAACACCTACGTTAACACAGGCAACGAGTCAAGTATTCAGAACGAATAATGAATTGAATGATATGATTGAAACGCATTTAAATGCGAAATTCGTTCCACAAGCACAACGTACCCGTGAAGATTCTACGGCAAAAAAAGGTAACAGAATATTTGCAGAAGATGTCGGTACACCAATTTATGAATATCTTGATGGTCCGTATTGGCGTAGAATTGTAGCGTACGTAGAATCACAAGTTGCTCCTGTACGTGCATTAGCACAACAAGCCCTTGCAACGGCTCAAGCTGCAGCGGCTTCCGCAGCTGGAGCGGCACAATTAGCACAAGCAGCATTGGATAGGGCTATGACCCCAGGTCCACCAGGTCCACCAGGACCTGCCGGTGCAGCAGGGGCGCCTGGTGCTGACGGAGCAGCGGGACATTCGGATACAGTTGTCATTGAACATGCAGATATCACACACAACGACATAACGCACACAGATACACCACACAACGATACTGTGCATAATGACACATCGGTACAACATGCAGATACACCAGTTCACAATGACACATATGTACCGCACTCAGACATTCCGCATTCCGATACGGAAATACTCCCACACACAGATACCTACATACAACACGGAGATAGTGGTGGTGGCGGTGGAGGTGGTGGTGGCAGTGAAATTATAGCATTTTAAAATAAAAATATTATAGGAGTTTAGATGAAACACGGTTATATTCCAAAAGAACAACGTAAGAAGATTTTATTCCTCTCAGACGATATGCGAGTAACATCAGGTGTTGGTGTTATGTCTCGTGAAATAATTGAGGGAACTTCGCATAGATTTAATTGGGTACAGGTAGGTGCAGCGGTTTCTCATCCTGAGGCCGGTAAAATGATTGATATGTCCGACGCAATTAATAATGAAGTCGGATTGACTGACGCTAGTGTTAAGATTGTTCCCTACAATGGATACGGTGACAGTAGATTGATTCGTCAGTTAATAGAATTAGAAACGCCAGATGCTATTCTCCATTTCACAGACCCAAGATATTGGATTTGGTTATATCAGATTGAGCATGAGATTCGTCAAAAGATTCCTATGTTCTTCTACGCTATTTGGGATGACCTTCCGTATCCATTCTATAATGAAAATTATTATCGTTCCGATGATTGGATTGGATGTATTAGTAAACAAACCTACAATATCGTAAAGCACGTATCAAGAAAGGAACCACGTGCTCCGTGGTCACTATCCTACATTCCACATGGAATTGATACAAAGAAGTTCCATCCACTACCAGAAGATGACAAAGAACTCTTGGAAGTTCGTGAACGATTGTTTAACGGTCAAGACGTTAAATATGTAGTGTTCTACAATAGTAGAAATATTCGTAGAAAGATGACATCGGATATTCTGTTGGCATTTAACACGTTTATGAAAAAGCTACCAGAAGAAGAACGTTCAAAGTGCCGTCTTGTATTACACACACAACCCGTTGATGAACACGGTACTGACTTACCTGTGGTGATTCGTGACGTAATGCCAGAATTAGAAAAGTATGTTATTTTCTCAAACGAACGCATTGAATCGAAGCATATCAACATTCTGTATAACATCGCAGACGTTACCATTAATATGTCTAGTAATGAAGGTTTTGGTTTGGGTACGTGTGAAAGTCTAGTTGCTGGTACACCAATCATTGTTAATGTCACGGGTGGATTGCAAGACCAGTGTGGATTCACAAATGATGAAGGTGAATACCTTGACCCTGAACGTGATTTCAATTATGATTGGGGTAGTAATCACGATGGACGTTTCAAGAATCACGGTGAATGGGCATTCCCATTATTTCCAGTAAGTCGTTCTTTACAAGGTTCTCCGTTGACCCCGTACATTTTTGATGACCGTTGTTCGTGGGAAGAAGCAGCGGAGAAGATAATGGAAGTGTATAAGATGTCGCGTGAGGAACGTAAACGCCGTGGTGAGTTGGGTCGTCAATACGCACTTGGAGCTGGACAATTTACGGCAGAACGTATGTGTGAATTATTTATCGAACATATGGAAAATGCGTGGGATAATTGGACCCCACGGGAACGTTTTACTTTGGTGAAGGCATAATATGACAGGCAAACCGTTATGTATAGTTAGAGCACCATGCCAGACTCGTTCTGGTTATGGTGATATGAGTAGAGACATTATCCGTCACATCATTGAATGGGATAAGTTTGATGTGAAGGTGCATAGTGTACCGTGGGGTGATACTCCTATGAATGCACTGGATGAAACTAATCCAAAGGACAAAATGATTTTGGATAGAATCATTCGTGGTGGACAATTACCACAACCGTCATTGTATGTTACCATTACGATTCCAACAGAATTTGAACCGTTAGGAAAGTACAATATCGGTATAACCGCCGGCATTGAAACCACCGTGGCTTCTGCTGAATGGATACAAGCATGTAATAAAATGGATTTAGTACTAACTATTTCCGAACACTCAAAGAATGTTTTTCATTTCTCAAAGTACTCACAGCAAGATCAACAAGGTAATATCATTGGTGAACTAGCAGTCACCAAACCAATTGAAGTATTACACAATTGTATTGATAATAACATATTTAAGAAAATTGAATATGATTTTAATTTAGAGCCAAAAATACGAGAAACATTGGATAGCATTCCAGAGAAATTCTGTTATCTTTTCGTTGGTCACTGGCTCCGTGGTGAATTTGGAGAGGACCGTAAGAATGTTGCACTGTTGGTGAAAATATTCCTTGAAACATTCCGACAAGTTCCAGAAAAAGAAAAGCCTGCGCTTATTTTAAAAACTAGTAGTGCTGGATTTTCTATCTTGGACAGAGAAGATATATTAAAGAAAATCGAACAAATCAAGAAATCTGTTACTTTGAACGCTGGACAGAGCATGCCGAATATTTATTTATTGCATGGTGAGTTAACAGACAAAGAAATGAATTCGTTATATAACCACTCAAAGGTAAAAGCACACGTAAGCTTAACCAAGGGTGAAGGATTTGGTAGACCATTACTCGAAGCATCAATTAGTGGTAAACCCGTAATCGCATCTGGATGGAGTGGTCAACTTGATTTCTTGGATAAAGACAATTCATTACTAATTGGTGGTGAACTCAAACCTATCCACGAAAGTTCTGTGTGGGACGGTGTATTGATTCGGGAGTCTACGTGGTTCGCTCCTGATATGAACCAGTCAGCAAACGCAATGTACGCCGTATTTAAGAATTACAGTAATTTTAAAAAGAAGGCACAGTTGTTAGCAAAACAAAATGTTAAGAAGTTCTCGTATCAAACTATTTTTAACAGAACAGTTGAGTTGTTAGACAAATATGTTCCACAATTTTCCGTTGAAACTAAATTGGTTCTTCCAACATTAAAGAAAATTAACTAATGGCAATAGAAGGGTATAAAGGTACATTAGGTGTTCGTACTTTCGTTTCTCGAAAAGATTTGACTACTGGCAAAGTGGTGCAGTTTACCTATGATAATGAGCAGAAATATGCACTCGTACTCAATCCCAATTGGGAAGGTAAAATGCACGCTTTGTCACTGGGTTCTTTAACACCAGAAAAACTTGGTCAAATATTTAAATTGATTGGTGATGAAACTGATACTCAGGTAATTTACGACCGTTTCAAAAACTCAAATTTCGTTGGTGACAGACCCTATCGAACCTATTTATTAACGAAGATATCTACGTTACGTGAAGTATTCATTAAGAAAACTGTGTTAAAGACAGAAGAAAACGTAACGGAGAATATGTATGGGGAATAATGTTATAACAGAACACCCATTAACCGAATTGAAACACGATAGAATAAACTTAAAAAGATATATACCAGAAAAAGAATGGTGGACTGTTTGGTACTACATCTGTACTGGTAAACACGTAGCAGTAGCAAAAGAATAAAACTAATACAATAGGAAGGGTTACATGACAGAAGAAGGTAACGTTAGTAAAAAACCACTGAGCACAGCGGATAAAGTCGCTGTGGTACTCGGTGGTTGTGGTTTTATAGGCCACCACCTCGCACGACGATTACAGAAGGAAGGTTACTGGGTTCGTGTGGCAGATATTAAACTTCCAGAACATTGTGATGTAAACACATTTGCAGACGATGTTGTACACGGAGATTTATCGGATTATCAAACATGCTTGAACGCATTAAGTTTGGGTCGTACCGATGTCGAAGTATATCAATTAGCTGCTGATATGGGTGGGGCATCATACATCTTTACTGGTGAGCATGACGCAAATGTAATGACCAACTCGGCGTTAATCAATTTAAATACATTGAAAGCAATGGTGACGTTGGGATTAAAACGAGTATTCTATTCGTCATCGGCGTGTATCTATCCAGAGCATAACCAGTTAGACCCAGATAATCCAAACTGTGAAGAAAGTTCAGCATATCCAGCAAACCCAGATAGTGAATATGGATGGGAAAAATTATTCAGTGAACGATTGTACATGTCGTACAAGCGTAACTTCGGCATAGAACCACGCATTGCTCGTTTCCATAATGTATATGGTGTAGAAGGGACATGGGAAGGTGGTCGTGAAAAGGCACCTGCTGCGATGTGCAGAAAGATTGCTCAGACACCAGAAGGTGGTTCAATTGATATGTTTGGTGACGGAAAGCAAACCCGTTCATTCCTTTATGTAGATGAATGTGTCGAAGGTATCTTACGGCTAACCCATTCAGATTTTACTGGTCCTGTTAATATCGGTTCGGAAGAAATGATTTCAATTAACGATTTTGCTTATATGATTATGGGCATCGCTGGTAAGAAGTTAACTATTAATCACGTTCCAGGTCCGTTAGGGGTTCGTGGACGTTCCTCCGACAATCGGTTGATTCGTCAACACCTCAATTGGGAGCCAAATTCTCCATTGGTTGACGGCATTACCAAAACATATCACTGGATTAACGAACAGGTTACCTCTATATGATTACGCATGTCGGTATAGGAAACTCTGGGAGATTTGGTAACCAAATGTTTCAAATGGCTGCACTCATTGGTATCGCAGAAAAGAACGGATATGATGTAAAAATTCCAATAGAAAATACTGGTGATAACTTCGTATTTTATGATTTAGCAAAGCAGCAAGCAGAACCAACTGGTATGGAACTTCGTAGACCATTTCTTATTCCCGACAGTTACTTTGCACCAATGGCAGAAATTTCAGATGTTGTCAAGCAACGATACCAAGAACAATTCTTTCATTTTAATGGTGCAGCATTAGATATTCCAGACAATATTGATATTGCTGGGTTCTTTCAAAGTGAAAAGTATTTCAAACATGCAGAACAAAAAGTCCGTGAAGTATTTACCTTCCGTCCAGAAATTCGACAGCAAGCTGAATTAGAACTGGCAAAGGTAAAGGATGATGCACCACGAGTATCTATCCACGTTCGTCGTGGAGATTACGTGGCAAACTCTGCAAACCATACGGTCACTGGAATGGAATACTATGCGGAGGCTATCAACAAGTTCTTCTCGAAAGAACCTTATCGGTTTGTAGTATTCTCCGATGATCCAGAATGGTGTAAGGAAATGTTCGAAGGTGGGTATATTGTAGATATCAATAACTCATATGTAGAAATGTGTATGATGAGTATGTGTGACCATCACATCATTGCAAATAGTTCGTTTAGTTGGTGGGGAGCATGGTTAAATCCAAACCCCAAGAAGATTGTAACCGCACCGTCACAGTGGTTCGGACCAAACCTTCGTCATAACAGTATTATAGACCTTCTACCAAGTGAGTGGTTTTGGATATGAGATTAAAAGAATTTTACTACCAGATGGAAGATATTCCTGACATTGGTTTGTCTGACAAAGGAGATAGACATCCATTACATAAGCATTTTTATATTGATGCTTATGATGCATTATTCTCTGCATGGAAAGATGAACCTGTTCAATTGATGGAATTGGGTATTGCATCTGGTGCAAGTCTGTTGATGTGGTCGCAGTATTTTACAAAGGGTATAATTACCGGACTTGATATTGTAGAACCTGTACGAAAGGATTATCTTTCAACGTTACCTAATGTTAATATGATATTTGGTGACGCATATGATGAAGATAATGGTAACTATCTAGTACAGAACTTACCGAAGCAAGATGTGTTTATTGAAGATGGTGCACATGATATTGATAACCAAGTCAAAGCAATATTAAAATACCACGCACTTGTAAAACCAGGTGGATATTATATCTGTGAGGATATGTACTTACCAAATCTATTTGATTATTTAACTCGTGGTGTATATATGATACCCGACCGTAACTATGCAGTAACCATACTAGATCAACACATGCGTCCGAACGGACTCGCAGATGATGTGATGATTATAATACAGTTCTTTAATTAATATGAAAATAGCACTTTGTTTATCTGGCCAACCTCGTGGATTGCCTTTGTCATTAAAAATGTTAAAGGCAAACCTCGTTGGTATAGAAGATATGGATATCTTCTTACACGCATGGTTTGACCCAAATACTATTGGTCAACCATACGATAGTGCGCAAGCACATCAACAAGGTAGAGTAGGATTGGTTCATCCACAAACGGAAGAGATGTTACTCAGTCTTAATCCAAAAGATTATATCTTTGAACCACAGAAGGAATTTCCATTCGCACGTAGGTTCACATCACCACCAGAAGCAAATCAAGAACGTATGGCTAGTATCTTCTATTCAATCTATACAGCGAATATGTTGAAGAAGCGATACGAACTGTTAAATGGATTTGAATATGATTTGGTGATTCGTGCAAGATATGATTTGTGGTACGAGAATCCTATCAATGTAATGGATTATTTGGAACAATCACGAACACATATCGTCACCGCAGATAAGTTTCAGGGGATTCGTAATGACCCAAACTTTCATCAAGGTGGATATACGATGACGGATATATTCGCATTCTCCACATCAAAGAATATGGATGTGTTCTGTGACACCTATCCACACTTTTCCTTTATCCATTCACAGATTCAGATTCCCTATGGTGAAAACTATATCGGATATCGTGTACGAGTAATGGGTGGAATCGAAGCATACTGTGCTCCGTTCAACTACGAAATCATGCATCGTGTAGTAAATATCAACAATATAGAAGAATTGGAAAAGCAGTACGCATGAAGATAGGAGTATGTTTATCTGGACATTATAGAAATTTTGATTATAATTACGATTCTTGGGATAAATTATTATTCTCAAAACACGATTGTGATGTATTTTTACATACGTGGGATGTGATGGGAAATCGTAAAAAATCAGATGATGTACACGTTGTAGAGAACCTAGACAAATTAATACATACAGAAACAGAGTTAAAACAAAAATATAATCTTACCGATGTAGTAATACAACCTTACGAAGAACCACTACAAGAATTTTTAGATAAAAGTAAGAGAGTTAGAAAACTACGAAACGAGGCAGGTGTATCACAAAACAGTATAGATTGGACAACTCGACGAGTAACTCATCTATACTCTATGTGGTACAAAGCATTAAAGTGTTTTGAGTTATTAGAGTCACACAGTACAGATTATGATTTGGTAATAAAATGTAGACCAGATATTAAATTAAAAGACAGTTTTAATTTAGACGATATAGATTTGGAATGTATTAATTGGCCGTGGTATAACTCAACAAAAGAACACTACTCAGAACCACACGATTACTATGCTGTGGGTAATTTTGATAATATGAAAGTATACAATAACTTGTATAATCATATAGAAGAGATGGAATCTGTATTAGAACTAGAAAAACCAACACGTTCAGCAGGGAATAACGTAGAGATACCAGGTGTAGATAGGTTTTTGAATCCACATACATTATTATTTTTTTACGTAAAACATATGGGACTACCATACAATACAGTAATAAATCATTTAGAATTGACGCGAGGATAGGATGAGAACAGATTTTACACCAGATAACGTTGAACTTTGGATTTCCAACTGGCGCCGAAAGGAATTGATGGATGGATTCGCACGTGAATGGTTAAATACATTTGATTTCGAACGAGTTAACATCATCACCAATCATTCATCAGTCACCATTGATGACTTCGCAGATGATATTAAACCTCGTGTTAAGATTTGGAATAATGTGATGAGACACGATTACGCAATCGGTCCTATGGTTGAAAACTACAATCAAGCATATGTTCACACTTTTCTTTCCGGTAAAAAATATTGTATAACTGCTCACGACAATATGATTATTAAGGATGGGTGGGTTGACATTATCAAGCAAACCGATTATGATTTATATATGGCCCCACAAGGTGACCAAGTTACCTTAATGACATTGGAAGGATTACGATTTTTCGGATGGTGGGATGAACGGTACGCTACAAACGGAAACCACGAATTGGATTTCAGTACACGAGCGTTACGTAGAGATTTGGGACACAACAGAGCATCGTTGATTGATTATCACGCATGGCATAACTGGCCCGAACAAATAAACGTAGAGGGTCAGATAGTTAGTCCAATATGTAGAAAGGGACATTTAGAATATGGAGATGGATTCCCATATCTTAGGTGGAATGATGTAGGGTTGGATAAATACTGGACACGAGCAAGTAAGCATGTAGTTCCACAATGCGGAGCAAAAACACAAAAGTTTGAGAAGCTGACTTGGAATGATAGAAAGTGGCGAGGACAGTCACCAAACACGTTTGAAAACTTCGTAAACGGGCCGACCGAAGAAGAAATTGATTGGTATCCGTGGTTAGACATAAATTCATTAGACTTCGACATTTGTAAAATCGTATAAGGGGAAAGGTAAATGTTATCAGAAAAAATTAAAATAGTACTGGAAGATATCCGTAACGGTAAACCAATCATCGTCGTAGATAGTTACGATAGAGAAAATGAAGGTGATTTGATGATTGCCGCCGAAAAAGCAACACCAGAAACACTGGCTTTTATTGCACGCGAAGCCCGTGGAATTATGTGTATTCCTACACCAAAGTTTATGTTAGACCGTTTGGAAATTCCAATGAGTCCATCTAACAATAACGATAAGTTCTCGACTCCATTCACCGTCAGTATTGACGCACGTGATGGTGTCACTACGGGTGTAAGTGTGGAAGATCGTATGGTCACGATTGGATTGGTATTAGATGAAAACACCAAACCAGAACAACTCGCATACCCAGGTCACTTGTTCCCACTTCGCCCTCGTCCTGGTTTGTTGAAGGAACGGCAAGGTCATACCGAAGCATCTGTTCAACTTGCTATGATGGCTGGAACGAAACCAGTTGCAATCATTTGTGAGATTATGAATAATGATGGTAGTATGGCACGAGTTCCAGACCTCGTTCCTTACGCAGAACGATGGGCATTGAATACGATTTCTATTGATGAAGTCATCGAATACTGTAATGAAATTGGTTGGGAACCACCAATTCAAGTTGGATGATTTATGGAAAAGTTGGTCACACGAGCATACAATAGATTTGAAATAGATGAAACGCGAGGGGTTGTTCGGAAATTAAGTTCCACCGAACGACTTCGTGATGAGATATTATATTATGTAAAATTACAAAAGTATCATCCATCACAAGCAGTATTTTTTCCAAGATTACTCGATCACGTAGAACCGTTGATAGCAGACTTTTGGATGGATTTAGAATTGTATAGTTATCCAAACGTTGGTAATTATTTGTTTGGTGACAAAATTATGCCGTCGTGGTCTGAATTTTTCCTTAATTTACGAAACATCCTTGTGTCGTGGTCTAATATTAGTCCACGAGTTAAGTGGACCGACGAAGAAATTCGTGACGCGGCGTACGATATGTACATCACAAAAACAGAACGTGAGTATGGTAATTTTTATTCTGGATGGCACGATAAGTTTGATTCGTTATTTATTGACCAAGTTCGCACACATTCAGTATACATTAACAATAAACAATACTCCATGTTCGAAGTAATCTGGCCACAAATTAAGAATTACATCGAACAAAATATGTTAACTTTTACTCCATCACTTATACACGGTGATTGTTGTTTCAGTAACATTTTATATGGTGAGGATAAAAATATTATTCGTTTCATAGATCCTCGTGGTTCATTTGGTAAACTTGGAAATTACGGTGATATTCGATACGATATAGCCAAACTGTATCATTCATTAGACGGAACGTATGAAGCATTCATTACTGATAAGTTTAAGGTTACAGCGAATGGGAATGCCTATCAATTGGACATTAAGGATGACGGTGAACTTGATTGGGCATTGAATGAGTTTGAATATATTTTCTTTCCAATGTTTAATAAGAAGGAAATAAAAATTATCCAAGGATGTATCTTTATTGGAATGTGTGCTCGTCATTATGATAGTCTGGAAAGACAACGAGCAATGTACCTCACAGGTATAAGATTATTAAACGAGGCATTGGAATTATGAACGTCTTAGTGTTAATGGCTGGTAGGGGTCAGCGTTTTGTAAACGAAGGATACAAAGACCCAAAACCATTAATTCAAATAAATGGTAAGACAATCTTACAATGGACAACAGAATCATGTCCATATATTCGTCACGATGGAAAGGGACAGTCGAGTAACATTCATTTATATTTTGCAGTCTTGCAAGAACATTTGGATGCTGGGTTGGATAAATTTTTATATTCCATTTACGGTCGTAACATAGAAATCATTCCGTTTAAAGAAATTACTTCGGGAAGTTTGGACACCGCAAGACAAGCAGCATCTCGTATGTGGCACAAAACTGATGACTTATTGGTTCTTGATTCCGATAACAAATATAATCATAATGGTGTTGATGATTTTATTCGTGGTATTAAATTTAAGAGTAATGCAGTCGCGGTAGCATGTTTCGATAATCCAGACAAATCATTACCCAATAAATGGTCAAACGTTATAATTGAAGATGGAAAGGCTGTGGGTATTCGTGAAAAGGATGATTCGTGGGTTCACCACCCAACAATGATTGGAATATTTTATTTCAGTCAAACACAATTCTTCACGGAATATGCAAAGTTTATTATGGAATTTAACAAACCAGTTGAATTTAATGGTAACGCAGAGTATTATATGAGTATGGTGGCCTCGTATAATGTGAGTGTCGGAGTTCCAGTATACGTACATACCGTTACTGATGTGGTACCTCTTGGTACACCAGCGGACGTAAAAGCCTTTGAGGGTACATTATGATATTTGCATTTGACCTGGACAATACTATCTGTGAAAATAAAACGGGTGACATGACATACGCAGATGTCAAACCATTTCCAGAAGCATTAGAAACATTACGATGGTTGAGAGAAGAAGGGCACACCATTATTCTTCATACCGCACGACATATGAAAACTGGTGGTGGTAATCAAGGAAAAGTATTAAAGTTACAAGGTAAAGTATTATTTGATTGGTTGGAAAAGTGGGATATACCATACGATGAATTGTGGTGGAGTAAACCTCACGCCGATTTAATAATAGATGATGCAGTACATAGACATACAGATTGGGAAACCTCAATCTTAGCAATAAAAGATAGAATAAACAAAGGACCAAGAACCGTGGAGAATCCATAATGTCACAACCAACATTCTTTTTTGACACAGCAGACACCGACTATATCCGTAAGATTTGGGACAAGTTGGGTAAATATATTGACGGTAGTTCCGTCATCGGAATCACTACCAATCCAAACGCATTGGCAAAGGTCAACTGCGATACATTGGATAAGTTTGAAACACTTGTTCCACAAATGACCTCACTTGTTAAGGAACTTCGTGGTGATGGTCCGGACGGATTGGTATACGTCCAAGTCCCAAATTCAGTTATGGAAGAAGAAGATATTATTCGGTGGGCACAATACGTTGACCAGTTCAACGGTAATGGTGCAGCTATGGCATTGAAGATTCCACATTTCAGTTATGTACTTCGAATCACCGACGCACCAGAACTCCGTAAGTTATATCTAAATGTAACAGGTGTTTCTGATGCAAATACCATCATTAAATCGTTGAGTTATCAAAGTGTATTCTTCGCTAGTATCATTCCAGGACGTATGGAAGAAGTTGGCATTGATGCAGATGCACATTTGGAATATTTGGCAAACCAACAAATCCAACGTCATCAAAATATCATCGCTGGTAGTATGAGAACAATTGATGGATTAAAGAAATCTATTTACTATCACACCGTACCAACAATCGGTAGTCGTGTTTGGGATTTAATTGATGCAGAAAATCGTTGGGAGGAATTTGCTTCATACTGGAATTATACATATTCGGTGGTTGACTTCCCACAAGCAGATTATACTCCATTGGTAACTGACAAGAATCTTGATTTGAGTAAGCAGTTCTTCAATCAAATGGACCAGTTGGGTCAATCACTACACGAAGAATTCATGAGTACCAAGTCGGCAGAATCATTGGGTGATTTTGCAAAGATACAATTTACTACTTAAACAGTTGCTTGATTAAATGAATATTATTATTCCAATGGCTGGTGAGGGGACTCGTGTAAAAAGCACGGTCCCCAAACCACTAGTAGAAGTATTACCAGGTAAAGTTATGATTGAAATGGCATTGGAATCGTTGAACATAGATGGCCATTATTGTTTTATTGTTCGTAGATACAACAATCAAGATTGGAATGTGGCTCTTCGTGATGCGATTCGTAAAACCGTTGGTCAGGCTGTTGTAGTAGAAATTGATTACCTTACCGATGGTCCAGCCATTTCAGCGTTACATGCTCCACAATTATTTTTTGGAGAAACTGATTTATTAGTTACCAACTGTGACCAAATCATGCATTGGGACGCCGATAAGTTTATTGAGTTTACCAAAACCACCGATGCTGTTGGTGCAGTGGTGACCTACGAAACTAACACGCCTAAAAATAGTTACGCGTTGGTGGCTAGTGTAGAACACAAATATCCAAAATTCACAATGGTAAAGGAAAAGGAAGTGATTAGTAACTATTCACTGAATGGTATTCACTGGTGGAAGTATGGCAAAGATTTCGCATCTTCGGTACATACTATGAAACAAGTGAAAGACACTGTTAATGGTGAATATTATATTGGTCCCTCATACAACTATCTGGACGGAACTAAACGAGTATACGATATAACTCCGTCCGAACACTATGCAGTAGGAACCTTGGAAGATATTGAACGATACAGAGCATTATATGGAAATAAAAAGAATTGAAGATATGACTCGTGGATGGTTTATTGGAAACTTTACGCCATCCGTATTGATGACCAGTGATTTTGAAGTCGGATATCTTCGTCATAAAAAAGGTGAAATCTGGGGTAAGCATTATCACAAGAGGGCTATAGAAATTAATTATTTAATTCGTGGCAAGATGCGAATACAAGGACAGCTATTGACAACAGGAGATATATTTACTATATTTCCGTATGAAATAGCAGACCCAGAATTTTTAGAAGATTGTGAATTAATTGTTGTTAAATTACCGTCCGTCATAGGCGACAAATACGAGGTCACAGACAAACAATGAGCGTAAATATTTTTACAAGAGATATTGATTTATCCAAATATTTTATAGTTAAGTACTTCCTTGCAGGGAAAACTTCACTACGAGATGCCGCGTGGAATTTGGCAATTGGTCAAAGCATCGGTAATCCGAACAATCGTAGTGTATGGGAAACTGACCAGATGTTTCGTGACCATAGTTGTTTTGTTCTCGCTGATGAAAATGAATTGAAGTCGAAGTTTTCCGGTGAAGTTGATATCGCATTCCCACTAGAAAATCTAGACTTGGAAGAAGATGGTATCTCACAAATCCTCTGCCACATCGCCGGTGGCCAAGTTGATATTCTGGAAATTGAACAGTGTCATGTGTTGGATATAACACTACCTGCACATATTGAACAACAGTTTACATTGAAACCAGCATATGGTATTGATGGATTCCGTAAGTTTAATGGTGTCGAAGGTAAACCATTCTTCGGTGGTATTATCAAACCCAAGGTTGGAATGAGTCCAGAAGTATTGTTAGAAGCTGTGAAGGAAATGGTGTATGGTGGTGTAAACTTTATTAAAGAAGATGAACTCCTTGGTAGTCCGGCACATTGTCCGTTGACAAAGAGAGTTCCACTGATTACCAACTGGTTGGCGAATAACGCCCCGAATGTAATGTACACATTCTGTATTAATGGTGACAGTCCGTACGCACTACAACGAGCACAATTCGTTTCAGATGAAGGTGGATTGGGTGTTCATATTAACGTGTGGAGTGGATTGGGTGCATATCGTGCAATCCGTAAACAGAATCCTAATCTGTGGATTCACTTCCAGAAGTCTGGGGATAAATTCTTCACTGACCGTCGTGCTCCGAATCATATCTACTGGCCCGTTATCTGTAAGATTGCTGGATGGTCGGGGTCTGATTCTATTCACGCGGGGATGATTGGTGGATATATGAATCAAGATGACACAGAACTACAAGATGCCTTGAAGGTGTTGTGGAACTACAATGTTATCCCCGCACTCAGTTGTGGAATGCATCCTGGATTAGTCCAACATATTAACGGATTACTTGATAGTCATAACTGGATGGCAAACGTGGGTGGTGCAATGCATGGACATCCGATGGGTACACTCGCCGGTGGATTGGCAATGCGTCAAGCAATTGATGGTAACCACGGAGCAGAATATGACGCAGCTGTTAAGAAGTGGGGATACAAAGCAGTCAACGCTGATTTACAATACAGAATTTTCTAAGAGAATACTATGAATTTACTTGACAGAACGAATGATATTTTATCAAAGGTAACCAAGTTACCCACCGATATTTATGGACTAAAATATCTTCCCTCATTGGAACCTAGCATTTCCAATGATACCGATTGGTTAGGTGACTTTGATGCTTCACCCAATGTACATTTTTCGTCACTCAATCATGAAGCATTAAAATATGCATTTAATAAATTACCCCACCAACCTAAATTAATAGTTGAAATTGGTGTAGATGAATGTGGTGGTGTTTCCTCCACGAACACATTACTCGGTATCAAACCAACAGACTGCATGTATGTTGGAATGGATCTTAAACCCAAAACATATTTGAATAGTATAGAAAATAATATATTTACAATTCAAGGTGATTCCGCCAACTATGAAAGCTTGTATCAATTGATGGAATGGTACGGTCATGAACAAATTGACTTTATGTTCGTGGATGGATGGCATTCTGTCAATCAAGTAATCAAAGAATGGAAGTATTGGGAAAAGATGATTCCAAACGGAGTGATGGCATTCCACGATACAAACTACCACCCAGGTCCAGTGGCATTGTTAGAGGCAATTGATACAGATATTTTCTCAGTTGAATGGTTTGGTCGTGGTGAAGCTGATTGGGGAGTCGGCGTGGTTCAGAGAATAACGGTATGACCAAAGGTTTAATTTCTATTTTTGTATTACCACACGAAATTGATAATTTACACCTAACTTTATATAATCTTCGTCGTAACGCAGAACTTGTTATGAAAGATGTGGAATATAAATTTGATATTACACTCTGTTTAAGTGACGAGATGGTTGATTGGTCGCAATCAAAACTTCCCCGTGAATATTTCGAAGATAAGTTTGATGATATTGTTTCCACTCTGTGGAAGTGGGCCGACCCAAAAAGTATTGCTAGAGTAGAATACGGAAATAAAATATTAGGGTGTGTATCGCAACGCCGACACACATTACAATATGTTGATGAATCTGACTTTACTCTGTGGTTGGATAATGATTTATTCTTCGGTGACAGATTTCTTGGATACCTTGGTAATGCAGTAAAAGCCATAAAAAATAGTGGAGTGGATTACTATATAGTAACTCCACAGATAACACGACAGTGGGACACTACGTGGGATGTGTTGGTACATGACGATTTATTGTCCAGAGAATTAAATGATAATCTAACAGCAAATGTGTTTGATTTGGGATTACGAGATACTGGGGTTGCGGTTCGACCAATCAATACATTTAAAGCTGCTGGTGGGTGGGGAACCGTTATCAGTAATAAACTGTTGAAAGTAACAGGAATACCCGAATCATTCGGTCACTACGGATTGGAAGATACCTATGTATTAACTTGTGCACAAATGTTACGAGAATCCAAAAAACTTCCTGTGCAGCAGTATGTATTAGACGGTATATTAGTTTGTGAGAATCATCAACAAAACAACAAATACCTAAATGATTTAGTGTCCAGTATTGATCGTAAAGATGAGTTTAGACAAATTGCAACACAACACTTTCCAAAAGAATTAGAACGGTTTTATAATGAAAATATTTTACAGAATAAGTGAGTCCAGTAATTCACAACATGCAGCACAACGCACATGGCAAGTTAAGTTACCAAACGCCACGAAACAACGGTGTTTGTTGAATACATTGAATTGTTTTCCCACGGCAGACATTACGATATTCGTGGATTCCATCACCGATGAAACGTGGAAATGGTTAAATGAATTATCGGATGCAACGGAACGAGTTAATCTCGTCAAGATACAGGCTGGGTCCGATGCTAAGTCTATGCGAGTATTGTTGGACGAAGTGCAAAAGATTACAAATGATGAAGAAATTGTTTTGTTTCAAGAAGATGATTATTTATATCTTCCTGGTTCCGAACATAAAATTATTGAGGCATTGAATTATGCACACTACGCAACTGGGTACTTACATCCTGATAAGTTTTGGGATCCTTCTCGCGGTGGGAATCCGTATACTCCTATGGAAAATGTATCGGAACCTACGCAAGTTATTAAAACGAAAGACCATTTTTGGATGATAACAAATTCCACAACCAATACGTTCGCAACAACTGTTGGCACCATAAAGAATGATATGGATGTGTGGATGTGGGGAACGGAAGATTTAATTAATACAAAAGACTTTGCCATCTTTCTTAAGCTTCGTGAAAAAGGTCGTGCATTAGTACAACCACTACCATCTTTAGCAACACATTGTTTAAAAGGATTTGAAGCACCTACTGTTGGTCTTTCAATTGACTCGTGGGAAGATATTTGATACTTGACGTAGAGCAGTCACGATGTTATACTTATTAATGAACCTTTAACAATTACTTTACAATGAAACAAACTGTATTAATCACTGGTGTTGCTGGACTTCTGGGATCACGATTGGCTGATTGGATTATCGAAAACCAACCCGATGTAGACGTTATTGGTATTGACGATTTTAGTGGTGGGTATAAAGAAAATATTAATCCAAAGGTAAAGTTTTATAATATTGATTTGGGTACGCAGAACTGTGGATACGTTTTCGATTCCTATCAAATTGATATTGTGTATCACTTTGCAGCGTACGCAGCGGAAGCGTTGTCCCCATTCATCAGACAATATAATTACACCAATAATCTTCTCGCAACTGCGGGAGTTATCAATCAGTGTATTAAGCACAGTGTAAAGAGATTGGTATTCACTTCTTCGATGGGCGTGTATGGATTTGGTGCTGGTGAGCCACCATTCCACGAAGATATGGCACGTGTACCGATTGATTCGTATGGTATTGCGAAGGCAGCGTGTGAAATGGATATTGAAACCGCCGGTGTTCAACATGGATTGGACTGGTGTATTATCCGACCACACAACGTATTCGGTGCGAACCAGAATATTTGGGACAGCTATCGTAATGTGTTAGGTATCTGGATGTATAAGAAGTTAACCAATCAACCATTAACTATCTTCGGTGATGGTAATCAGGTTCGTGCATTTAGCTGTATTGATGATTCTCTTGAACCTTTGTGGAGAGCGGGAACCGACCCAAAGGCATCCAAGCAAATTATTAACTTGGGTGGCATCAAGGAATATAGTATCAACGAAGCAGCAGACACATTGATTGATGTGATGGGTGGTGGTGAAATCAAACATCTTCCACCACGACATGAAGTGAAGTATGCATATCCTACTTGGCAGAAGTCTGTTGATATTCTTGGGTTTGAACACAAGACAGACTTGTATGAAGGATTAAAGAAGATGTGGGAATGGGCACGAGTACAACCAGAACGTCCACGACAGGTGTGGAGTAAGTATGAAGTTGAACAAGGTATTTATCCCTTCTGGAAAACCGATGTACTAGTACAGGAAGCCAAGACCGCTAAACTTAAAAACTAATATGATTTCGGTTATTATTCCCTCGTATCGTAATCCAAAGTATTTGGACTTGTGTTTAAAGTCATTGGTTACTGGTCAATCCAACAAAAATCAAATTATTGTTATACTAGATGGATATGCCGAAGAAAGTTTGTCTGTGGTTGCTAAATACAAAGATATCGAAGTATTGGATTTAGAATCCAATCGTGGTATGCAAACCGCTATTAATATGGGTGTGTGGAGTGCAAACAATGAAAAGATATTCATCATTAATGATGACAATGTATTTGCACCAAGTTGGGATAGGAAATTGGAGTCGCAGTATAATCCAAATGAAATCGTAACAGTCAATCAAATAGAACCCACTGGTCCTGGAATGTTTAACTTTCCCGTAATGGATTGTGGTCAGACTGTTGAAACATTTGATATGGAAAAATTTATTGACGAAGAACGTAAACTTTCTTCCAACAAGAAAACACCAGATGGAAATATATTTCCATTCTTGATAAACAAGAAATGGTATATGGCCGTTGGTGGATTTGACACCTTCTACAATTCTCCAAATCTTTGTGATTGGGATTTCTTCGCAAAGTTAGAATTAATACCTGGTCTTACCAGATCACGTACACATTTCTTACATTCGTATCATTTTGGTTCTGTATCAACAAAGAAGAATTCGGAAGCACAGAAGTTCAGAGAAAGAGAACAATTTGCAATGCAACAATATTACTATAAGTGGGGTGTCCCTCCACACAATGGCCTTAACAATACAAAATTCCCAAACGGGGATTCGTCTACTATAAGAGGATTACATGCAAATTGAGTCACGTATCACAGGCAACTTAACAGTGTATAAAAAACCCGATATAGTTGCACAGATTGAACGAGAATATCCAGAGATGACCAAAGAATACTGGAATATTATGATGGAGCAATACGAAACGTTTTGTGTCAAACAGTCCAACTATGGACCAAGTAATATTTCTGTTGGAACTTCGTTATCAACACCCGACGATGTTCAGTTGTCGTTGACTGGTTTGTGGTTCCGTATGAATGATAAGATTCAACGGTTGAAGCAGTTGGTCGTATTAGGTAAGCAGGACAATGTAGGAGAGGCGATAGACGACACCTTTCAAGACCTATCGGTTTACGGGATTATCTGTCAGTTGGTCAAGCGTGGTAAGTGGGCAAAATAACTTTATAATATTTAGGAGATTGTACGATGCCAAAGTGGCAAGGTGATGTTGTGTTTGATGACGATGATGAATTCTATGATGACGAACTTGACTATTATGAAGAAGAGTTCGGGTTGCAAGATAACTACGAAGGGTTTGAGAAAATCCGTCACCCCAGACGTTCGGAAGAAGAACACAAGGGTGGAAAAAAGAAGAACAGTTTGAAGCATCAGAAACGCCCAGATAAGGAATAACTTCGTACCTATCAACTATTTATAGTAGTACCTCAATTGGATTAGTATGAACGAATTGGCTAATGAACTTATAAACGAAATACTGTTACTTGGAGAAGTAGGTAAAAAACCTGCTGCCAAAAAGAGAGCATTGAAACCAGGTGAGTCAGTAAAACATCCAGGATATTATCACCGTGGTGCTGGCTATTATTCAAAGGTCAGTAAGGATGGCCCCGTTACCCACAAAACAGATGACACGGGTAAAATGGTCCCTCTTTCTGCAAAGGAAAAGGCAGCGAAAAATAAGGGTGTACAACAACCGAAAAAACCAGAAAGAACAGGTTCACGTACTGGACAATACCTGGGATTGGACAAGGGAACATCGGCTGCAAGAGCACAACGTTCGAAACCAGCAAAGCAACAAGCACCCACGGACACAGGTATAGACCTAAGAAGTTTTGAAAAGAAAATTTCCACCACACGCGATGTAACAAAGAAACAAAGTTTGTTGCGACTGTTAAAAGCTATACAATCCAATAATCCTTCCACTTTACAATCTGTAATCACTGATTTAAAACTTGTAATAAGTCCAGAAGGAAAATTAAAAGCCAAGATATATTCGGGTGATGGGCAAAAAATTGCGGGTGACGACAGAGATTTTGCTAGACAAATATATGATTCAACCAAGCAACTTGGAGTTGAAATTCCAGGCGCAATTTCTCGTGAAGATACAGAGCAAGAACCACCATCGAAAGTCAGTGAACAATTCAAACCAAGTGCGTTATTCAAAAATGAAAACTTGAATAACTTGGATTTGGAAACAACTGATGCCGGTGTGGTAATTGAAGGCACGGAACTAACTATTATTTCCGAAGAAGATATTTCCAAAGCAGAAAATTATTGGGTAGAACGTGCCAAACAATACAAAACTTCTAGTGGTGAAGAATTTACACCCGAGTATGAGAGTAATGTTCGACGATATGTTCGTGGTGTGTATTCCAAAGCAAACCACAACATCCGATACATGCTCGCACTAGCAGAAAGTAAACAAGAATTGGGAACGTATGAATTCCGTGGTGATGAAGGAAAAAATGTAATTGTAAAAAATTTAACCGCAGCAATTACACAAAATGTTCCCGATAAAGAACAACGTGCAGCAATATTATCCGCATTGGAAAAGATGAAAACTGCAAGGAACATACCAGAATTTAATTCAGCATATGAAGAATTTTCCAAGGCATTACAAGGCACACCAATTGAAGGTAGTAAAAAATACATTGTAGAAAGTTTGACTGCTATAAGAACCATTGCAACTGGTGGTATCGCCATTATCCCGAACTCCGATGCATTTAAATTGGCGGATGTTGTTAGCATACGACAAAATCCGTTTACCGGTGATTTGACTATCAATCAATTTATTGTTGATGTGGACGAAGAACAAACGATAAGTGCGGCTGGGTCTGTAAAACAAGGGAAGGGTAACGCCAGTAGTAATGAATCAAAAATTGAAAACTCCGAATTTGATACTGGTGAAGTTGATGGTGTAGATTGCTCAAATATACAAACAGATTTATTATCTCTGTGCCGTATGCGAAACGAAATATTCCAACCGAATGACGGAAATGTACCAGCCGAGGCAAAACAAAAACTGTTAAGTACAATAAAACAATATGGTTCAATAATAAAAGCATATTACGGATTGGACTCTGGTATGGGTGATGATGAGATTTATGAATTTTTATCGTATGGTAGAGAATTGGTATGTTTTGATGGAAAGCCAATGCCTACTGTACCAGATAAAAAAACTGGTGAGATGCGTCCCTACAATCAAGGATTGTCCCCAAATGGTGAGCAGTGGCGAGCTTGGAGTGTTTTGGGTAAAATAACAGATGCAATGCATAATAGAACAGTTCGTTATCAATTCTACGATACAATTAGATACAACGGTAAAATAACTACCGCTGATGGTATTCGTAGATTGTCAAAGATGGAAGCACAACATTTAAAAAATAAAGCTGGCGTGAAGGGTAAACCAGGATTTACCAAACCTGATCAAGAATTAAACGCTTTTACAAAACCAGCAACAGTAACAGAAACACGAAATGGAAACCCTTGTACTCAATAAGTTATGGAAATTAAACAACCTATATTAAAAAGATTTCCACCTGGTGATCGGTGGGTAGAAATTGATAGTGATGGAAGGACGGTATATCCAACGTTAACCGCAGCACTGGAATATATGTTCCAAAAGACCAGATGTAAACAATACTTCCTTGACGCCGGTGAAGGAAGGGTGTATATTATAAAGCAGGAAGCAGACCCCGAACCAGAAATTCCAACATTTAGCATTTACGGTGATCATTAATGAAAGTCAAATTGGTTTCGTACACAACTCCGTGTGTCGAAGAGTTAGGTCCAGACAGTGACCTTACTGATTTAATAGCATTTTGTGCTCGTGTAAGTAATCCGAGCAACCAAACAAATACCGACACAACAGATAAACTTATTAGTTATCTGATTAAACATAAACATTGGTCACCATTTGAGATGGCCAATCTTACACTTGAAATTGAAACCACCCGTGACATTGCCCGACAGATTCTCAGGCATCGTAGTTTCACCTTCCAAGAATTCAGTCAACGATATGCCGACCCTGTTAAAGAATTAACGTTTGAGAAGCGTGAAGCACGGTTACAAGACCAGAAGAATCGCCAGAATAGTATTGAAGTTGACGACGAACTGCTTCAAGCTAAATGGAACTCTATGCAAGAACTTGTATTAATTAACGCACGAAACGCATACAATTGGGCAATCGAAAACGGAATCGCCAAAGAAGTTGCCCGTGCAGTTCTTCCAGAAGGATTAACGACATCACGAATGTACGTAAACGGAACTTTAAGAAGCTGGATTCATTATATTGATATCAGAAGTGATGAAGCAACGCAGAAAGAACATCGGGAAATTGCTATCGCATGTGCAGAAGCCATTGGTAAATTATTTCCATTGATTACTAATTTTGCACACTAATGCTCATCTTACTCTTTAATATTTTCGGTTGGTCTTTACTTACATTCATTGCCATATCTGTGTTAATGATATGTGTCACCGCAATTATATTAGTAAAAATTTTTGGGTTTATATATAAATTATGGCGAAAAAACAGGTAGGCAGTTCCAACACGGGTAGAAAGTCTATACCCTTATTGAAATCTGAAATAGAAGAGGCACAACGAAACACCAACAGTAACCGACAAGCTGCGAAATGGTTAGGTGTCAGTGAACCTCGTTACCGACGTTACGCCAAAATATATAATTTGTATGACCAGCATTCAAATCCTCTTGGGTTGGGTACCACCAAAGGATTTGCAAAGAATCCGAAAAGTATTCCACTACGAGACATATTTGCCAATAAGCATACGGATTATAGTATGATACGATTAAAATATCGTATGGTAGCTCGTCATATGTTAAATGAACAATGTGGTCTGTGTGGATTTAATGAGAAACGATTGTCAGATGGTAAATCCCCATTGATGTTAACTTTCAAAGACAAGATGGGAGATTTTTCAAGAGATAACCTACATCTGTTATGTTATAATTGTATGTTTTTGACTACCGGCGCACCGTGGGTGGCCCACCAAAAGTATGTGGAAACTAGTTTAACGGACCCGGAACACGCCAAGAAACAAAAGGATGAAGGACCAAAGCCAACAGATTCAATGGATCCTGTGGAAGATGCTGAAATAGAGGAAACGGTCAACCAACATCAGTCCGACATCCGTAATCTTCAAGACGAAATATTACGTGAATTGGGGAGATGAATTTTAAAATTTTATTTTACTATTTATAATACCCTTTCACAATTACACTTGGAGAAACACGATGTCCGAAAACGAAATGTTACGGGAATTCGTGCAAGAATCAACTCCTCGTCAAGTTTCTCATCGGGACTCTACACGGCATGACCTCCGTGAATGGAATGTCCAGATGTATTATGAGGCGATGGGAATGGATTTCGGGCACGACGACGACTATGTAGAAGAAAAACAATAAAGGTATCTATGGCAAGTTACACAATATATCATCCCGCACATAAAGGACATACTCCAAATCCAGTTGACATTAACACATATGTCACTGAACTTCTGGCGTATGAATTAAAAACTGTACTGTTTGATATGGGACATCAAGCAAACATTACCTATATTAATTTGTGTGCAGATAATAGGGTGTTATATATTCCAGAAGTGGATATTAATGTAAGCTCAGATGGACCGTATATACCTGACTCCCTATGGTTTATAATAGTTAACGACGAAACAAAAAATTTTGTTGTTGTAGATTTACAAGACGCTCCATCTGTAACGCGGTATCTACAAACACTTCCAGGTTATGTCATGTCGTTACTTGGCCAGTATTCACTGGAACGGTATCATCACGAGAATCCGTGGTTAGATTTTACGAAATTACTACCATTTGTTTATTTCCCATATTATCCAAATGTTGTTGAATCTATGATTGAAGAAATTCAAGATATTAGAAATTCATCTCATCTGGATGATAGAGTATTTTTCTTTGGAAATAATCGTGACGATTATTTACACGATGGAGTTAAAATTAGAGAAGTAATATCCGCACTAGAATACAAATATCCCGATGAGGTTTGTGTTGGTAGTACGGAGAAAAAACTTCCAATGCAAGACTTTTTTAGAAAAGCAGCGACGCATACAATTAATCTAGGATTACCAGGACACCAATGGTGTTCCCGTGAACATGAATTGTGGACATTGGGACTTCCCGTTATGTTATACGAACACACACATCATCTGGCTGTTGACTTAATACCCAACTATCATTATATTGCCGTACCTGTTGGTCCGCGGTTGTCTATTGGCATGGCCACCAATCCAACGAAAGCCGCCGACCAGATAATTAAAGCACACAGAGAATGGATTAAACCTAGTAATAAATGGCGACTAAATAATATTGCTTATAATGGACAACGTAGAATATTAGAACAAGCATCGCCAAAGACAGTTATTCCGAAATTAATAGACCTTATACAGTTGGGTAATTGGTAATTATGCAGATTATAAAAACAAACATTGAACGTCCAAACTTTACTAATATTTCTTTTAAACAAGAATATGAAAAAGACGCGGATAAATACAGAAAATTAATGTCTAATATCGTTGAGGTATTCAATCGTATTGAATATCTTTCGGTAATTGAAGGAACTCGTGACGCACATTTATTATTTATTCGACCCGCCGATGTTGAACACAAACGTGCAGAATTTCGTAAATATGGATTGGAGATTGTTTTACTAAACAAAGAAGCAGATAATATGAGTGGTAACTACGGTAATCACTCACTTCCGTGGGATGGACAGGCACAATTTGTATGGCGTTCTATTGTAACCAAACCAGAATTAGTTTCCAAGTGGAATGACATCTGGAAAACTCGTGAACGTGATGTATTTATGGGAGAATATCTCATTGGTCGTGGATTGGGATATCCACATTGTTGTTCAGAGCATTTTACGGAAGTATGGATGCGGCGAGGTGGTATTGATACAACGTGGCAACAAGCAGCCTGTACAATTACCAATACATCTGATTATGTTGAAGCAGAAAACATTCTTGGTGAATATAATGCTATCGAATTACCTGAAACAACACCAATCTGGGCTAGTAATCTTCTTCGATGGGCTGGGTTAAAGTTAGTTACACATTTACCGTGTTCATTTAATTGTACCGAATCTAAACGAATTGCATTAGAAAATCTTGGTATTGCAACGAAATATGGATATGGATACGAATATAATATGTTATGTAAGATGTTGGATTGGGAAATAACGTGGACCGCGGAATATGGTGTAGCCACAATTGATACACCAGTATTTACCATACATACGTTAACTGATGTAACGGCAACACCTTACAAGGTAATTAAAAAAGGTAATAAACAATGTATATTTGTTAAATAGTATTTATTACAATATTAATCAAAACGTAATGATGTCCCCCTTTCCTTTTCGGTGAGGGGGATATATCTTTATAGTATACCCTAAACGAAAGGTGATTATGTCAAGATACTACGACACATATGAACAAGAAACTCTGTGGACACTTAACACGCGGACAGGTGTTAAGAAGAAGCAGGCTACTAATTACAGTTCGTATTGGATGGATTTTGATGATGATGAGTACACCACATCTACAATCAAAGATGACTCTGTAAATCCAGAGCGTATTGTCAAGCTTGCCTCTGTTCGTCGAGCTATTGCTAATTTTGTTCGTATTCTCACCAACGATGAAACGATTGAAGTGGCTTTTTCTTCCGGCAAGGATTCGTATACCGATGGTAAGCGTGTTGTAATTGCTGCTGAAGATGATTCGAAACATTTCGATTCTATGGTGGGTCTTGCACTACACGAGGGATCACATTGTCTCCTTTCGGATTTCAATATGTTGGAGCATTTGATTACTGAGAAGAATTGGGAGCAGTGCTACATTGCGTTGAGTACTGAACTCCGTGGTCTGCTTCATCCCGATTATCAGATTGATTATAATCGTAACGATATCGGCCTCAACAAAATTCGTTCGCAGGTGCTGGCGATGCAGAAGATGTTGGGTATTATTATGAATGTAATCGAAGATCGTCGTATTGATTCGTATGTGTATAAGAACGCATCGGGGTATCGTCCTTATTACGATGCGATGTATACCAAGTATTTCTTTAATACCGAAGTTACCAAAAACTTGAAGCACAACCCAGCGTGGCGTACTCCTACGTTTCAGAATTACACGAACTGGTTGATTAATATTTTTCATCCGAACTTTGACCGCAATGCACTGCCTGGGCTGTCTAAGATGGTCGGTATGATTGATTTGAAGAATGTCCGCCGATTTGATATTACTAAGCGGATGCCAGAACGTTTTGCTGAGTGGAGTTTTTCGTTCACCAATTCTCCTTGGCAAAACTGGTATATCAATGTTGGTAGTAAATCATATTCGGGCGGCCCTTCGTATGTTACGTTGTTGGATTACGAAACCCTCCCACCGTTGTGGACTGTTGCCAATGATGTGCTGTATGAAATTATGAAGCATATTGGCGATTATGAACAGCAGATGCAAAAGGCTAACTCGGATACATCCACACAAACTGTACAGATTCAGATGGATGGTGTGCAGTTTGATATGAATTTGGATGGTTTGGAAAATCTTGATATTGGCAACACGCAGTCATCGGTTGTTCCTGGTAAGTTCAATGAGAAGAAGGCGTTAGATGCGATGAAGAAGATGGAGCAGGTAATGCGTGGTCAGAATCGTCGTAAGAAGTTGAAGGCGAAGGAACGGGCTGACATCCAGCATCTCGAATCCGCAGATGCGAAGATTGTTGAGGCTGGTGATAAGATTGTCGGCATGTTCCCGTGTCTTGTTACACGTAAAATTAATAAACAAATTATGTTGTCGGAGTTCTTCCCATTTTCGCATGTTACGCATCATAAGGGTGAGAGGGTTCTGTACTCTACTGAACGTAACAAGAATGCAGTGGTATCTGGTGTTCGTATGGGTCAGATTCTTGTGCATAGGTTGCAGGTTCGCAACGATCCTGTTGTAACGACATTTACCCGTCAGGATCACGGTCGTATTGACCGCCGTATCCTCGCTCAGCTGGGTATGGATATTGAGAGTGTGTTCAAGCGAACCACGGTTGAAAACTTTAAGCCTGCGATGCTCCATCTGTCTCTGGACGCGTCTGGTTCTATGAGTGGTAGGAAGTGGGAACAGTGTATTACCGTGGCTACTGCATTGTCCTATGTCGCTAGTAAAATTCGTAATATTGAAGTTGTTGTTACGATTCGTGGTGATAGTGAAATTCCTATGGTCGCTGTGGTGCATGACAGTCGAGTTGATAATTTCCAAAAAGTTCGTAACCTCTTTCCTTCCCTGTGTCCGACAGGTTCTACTCCTGAGGGATTGTGCTTCAACGCAACGCTAGACCTTATCACGGAATGCTCTGGTGAATACGATACGTACTTCATTAACTTTTCGGATGGTGAACCTGGTACATCTGTTCGTCGTGGTGGTGAATATCGTAATTATGGTGGTGAGGAAGCATTCAATCATACACGGCGACAGGTACAAGCGATGCGTGATGCTGGTGTCAAGGTTATGTCGTATTTCATTTCTGAGTACACAACGATTAAACCCCACAGCTATTCGCATACCGCTTTCAAAAAGATGTACGGTGAAAGCGCTGTGTTTGTGAATGTGCAGAATGTAACTGAGGTACTTCGTACTATGAATAACCTTCTACTCAAAAAGTCCTAATGACATATATCAATTGGCCACACGGTAATGAGACATTAGCGGAGCACCTAAATCGTTTCTCGAAATATTTGTATCGAAAACGGAAACACGATTCAGGGAATTTGGGTGCAATGATGTATGGGTTGTATTTACATTACAACACACAAACTGGTGAAGTCAGTGAGTTATATGCTGATTTGAATAAACCGTGGAAAGTTCGAAAGAATAATTACTGTATTGGTGAACTGGAACAACTCGCCAAAGGATTGATTGACAGAGTACAAAATAGTTTAAATATAACGGCAGAAAAATAAAAAATCCCCCGTCAGAGTTGGCGGGGGATTTTCTTTACATTTGTACTATTTATCTATTGGACTCTTTTCAGGAACCATTATGACAATACAGTACAAAATAGACCAAATGCCATCATTACTACCAGATGCATTGAATAATATGAATGAGCATGGTAGAGGTGGGTGGGAATTAATACACTTATACAATAATTTGGGTGTATTCAAATCTGGATTGGGAGGAACTATCACCAGTGGTTCGACTAATGTATCCGTGGATGCATTCGGGCGTCAACGAGTGGCAGACACATTCACTCTTGGTGATTACAAACATTTATATTCAATTGATTATAATTTCCTAAATTATTTTGTTAGTGGTGGTAGTTTAACCCACAACGCCAACCAAGCACTCGTTGTATTACAAACTAGCGCAAGTGCTGCAAGTAGGACAATTCATCAAACGAAAATGTATCACAATTACATGCCTGGCAAAAGTCAATTGGTGTTGTCTAGTTTTAATTTTAAAGCAGCACAACCTGGTGTTATCAAACGTACTGGATACTTTGATGATTATAATGGTATCTTTTTTGAACAAGATGCCACGGGAAGTTTAAATTGGGTAATTCGTTCTGCAACCAACGGCACGGGTTCTATTCAAGAAAATAGAATTCGTCAAGAAAATTGGAATGTTAATACGGCAAATGCTCCTGAGTTTACCTTGGATATAACCAAAACACAATTAATATGGATTGATTTCCAATGGTTGGCGGTTGGTCGTGTTCGTGTAGGATTTGTTCACCAAGGGTCATTCGTTTTATGTCATATGTTTGACCACAGTAATTATACAGACAAACCATATATGTCCAACCCAAACCTCCCAGTTCGTTGTGAAATACGTAACACCACAACCGCAACAGGAAGTTTTGACCAGATTTGTTCTAGTGTGATGAGTGAAGGTGGATTCGTAGAATCGGGGACAACCTGGGGAATCACAAGCCCAAACTTACGAACTATCACCAGTGCATCATCTGTACCAATAATATCCATCAGATTAAAGAATAGTTATAACAATCTCCAAAATCGTGCATTCGTTCGTATTGATAATATGAGTGTATTCACCAAAGATCAAACAGTGAAATATAGAATGGTCAAACTACCAAGCTCTGCATCACTCACTGGTGGTAGTTGGGTATCGGTGAATGCTGACTCAACCGTGGAATACAACGCAACCGCAACCGCAATCTCTGGTAGTGGACAAGAACTTCTTAATGGATTCGTGTTCGCCGGCGGCATTGGTGTTGGTAATGCAATCGCTGGTCAAGGGCAAGTCACTGGTGTTGCTACAAAAAATAATTATATCGCACAAAATTACGATAGTAACGATAGTGAAATTTACTCATTGGTGGTTACCAATATGACTGCAACCTCAACTGATGTAGGTGGGGCTACAACTTGGAGAGAGGTAACATAATATATTTATTTTAATAAATACTATTTAATACAATTGTAACATTAATGGAATCCTAATGTACGGGGACTTGTCTTATGATGAGTCCCCGTATTATATTACAGAGTATGAAGTTCACGACCAACTACACTCTCTGAGGAATTATGACCACTCTTGTAAAGGTTCTGGATAATCTGACGGCGGTTGACCAGCATGGTAATGACATGACTGTTGATATTCCGCTCCACGCCCGAAAGCGAGCCAACGCAAACGGTACTGCACTCCGTATGTTGAACACCAAGACTGGTCGTACGCAGTGGCGTGATACTGATATGGCAGACTACGATGCTCTCCGCAAGACTGCGGTTCCCTCCAAGAAGGTAGAGAATGTGAAAAATGAACTGGAAAGTGATGTGGTAGAGTTTTTGAAGAACTGTGAAACTCTCAAGCCCTCGCATCTGATTATGGATTCGTTGAAGTGGCGATATTTGATGCGTTCGGTACTTCGTGGTAAGAACATTATGATGACTGGTCCTTCTGGTTGTGGTAAGACCCTCGCCGCACAGACTATCGCAAACGTGCTGGATGGCCGGCGGTTCTATTACTTCAATCTCGGTGCTACACAGGATCCCCGTTCCACGCTTATCGGTAATACCCATTTCAGCAAGGACAAGGGTACGTTCGTGGCTGAGGCTCTGTTCGTCAAGGCAATTCAGGATGACAACGCCATCATTCTTCTTGACGAGTTGACGCGTGGACACGCTGACGCCTGGAACATTCTGATGACGGTTCTTGATGAGAACCAGCGTTACCTTCGCATTGATGAGATGCCAGACACACCGACGATTAAGGTGGCGAGGGGTGTAACGTTTATCGCTACGGCAAACATCGGTAGTGAGTACACCGCAACTCGTGTCCTTGACCGAGCGATGATGGACCGATTTGCTTCGGTGGTCGAGATGGAACCGCTTAACAGGGAAGATGAGCTTTCTCTTCTCACGATGACGTATCCAGAGGTTAATCCCGCTGCACTTCGTGCAATCGCAGAGATTGCAGACCACACTCGTACGCAGGTTCGTAGCGAAGATCCAAAGGTTACTACTTCTATCTCGTCCCGTATGACGGTTGAGATGGCTGGTCTGTTGAATGATGGGTTCACTCTCGCAGAGGCTGCTGAGGCGTGTGTCTATCCCTTCTTCTCTCCCGCTGGTGGTAATGATTCGGAACGCACGTACATGCGGCAGGTGGTGCAGAAGTACTTTGTGGACCCCACCATTACCGCTAACGTACCGTGGGAGCAAGCTCCCTTCTAACATTTAAGGGAAACGTGATAGTGGGTACGCCTGTTACTACGGTAACGGGCGTATTTCCGTTCGTTTGAGTATATGTATTGAAGTACAATGTAATGAGGTTATTATGAATCCAAAGTATAATGTCACCATTCCTACCTTTATAAAAAATAAAATCCTAGATTTTGCACTACACTCTGGATTGGAATATTTTAAATATAACATGGACCCCCGAGCGGATGCTGCCAAGTGTAGCAGACGCTTTTGTATGCTTACCAATCATCCAGAACTGGAACTGTCACAAATAGTATCTGCGTATAGAGAAATTGTATACGAGCAAATCGGTGTCTCTAATATTTTACCCGAACCACAGTTTGGAAATTTTATCGGTGTCAACTTAACAGGTGGTAGTGTGCATGAACACCAAGACAGTCGTGACAGTAATGGGAATATCCATTTACGATTTAATTTCATGATACAGAAACCAGATATCGGTGGTAATCCAATTATTGATGGAAAAGAATATTGGGTTGATGAAGGTGAATGTTGGATGAACTACGCATCGGAATGGTTGCACGGTTCTACCCCTGTTGTTGGTAACCGACCCAGGGTGGTATTAAGTTTAGGCGCATGTGTGCCGGAACATGTTGTTAAAGAAAAAATTTCAAAGAAAATTGGATGGATGCATCCGGAGGGTAGATAAATGTTATTTCACGATATTGATTACAGTCGTATCTTACAACCACAAGAAGATGGTTACGACATAGATGTATTCACGAAGATTAAAAAGAACAATGGATATGTTCCTGTTGAGTATCCGTCGTCTATGACAAAGTTTCATGGAAAGGTTGCAATCGTTCCTCGTTCTGAACAAGATTATCGGACGATTAAAACCTTAGACTTTGAATCGTTCGCTAACATTTATCAGCAAGTGTGGCCGTTGGGATATAATAATGTCCGTGGATTGGTAGATGTAATGGTTCCTAATCTTGAAGTAGGTCAGAATTATAGTGGTCAACACGATGGTAATGAATTTGGTCATCCTGGGGCATGGGCAATTATGACTTCAATTGACCAGTACAATCCCGTTGCTGCGTTAGCTAATCTTGTGCACGAACTGATGCACTGGAAGTTGGTTGCGTTGGGATTTGGTACAGGAGCAAACACATTCTTTCCCACCACAGAAGAGTTTATTCTTAATCACGAAAGTGAATTGTGTTGGTCTATTGTAAACAGTTACGCCAACACGGCACAACCTGCGGTGGGTAACAAACCTACCAATCGTCCTGTGTCTGCCTCACTACACGCCTACTTGTCATTTCTCGGGGTGGCACATACACATATTCATAATCTAAAATATGAACCAGACAACGGTGAGTCACGATACAAGGCTCAACTATGGGGGTCACGATTCGATAAGTGTCTTGATGAATTGTGGAAGGTGGGTAAGTTTACCCCGCAGGGTCAACGATTAATGTTGGGTGTGAGTAAGTGGACTGCTGATTTCTTTTATGATGCAAAACAAATAAAGCATTTATTCTGATATGACAACCGTACTAATTATCACCACCGCTGCCGTATATGTTTTCCTTATCGGATATATTATTCGTGACGCTGAAATTCAAAAATACAAATATACAACGGCCATACGTAATTTCGAACGTTGTGTATCTTGTAATACAATAATAGCTATTAATAAATCAACACCAATAAAAGAACGATTGTATTATGTACAGGGGTCTGGTCAACTATGTAGAGATTGTCACGAAGAAGTATATCCTAAATAAATCATATTTAATGTTCTCTTGACAAAGACTTAACAATGTAGTATATTTCAAGTAACCCTAACCGTAAGGAGAAACAAATGCCCAAGGCGCCAGTGTTTAACCGTGGTGAGCAGGTTATTATTAGTGAACCCGTGGATGATTTCTATGAGGGTAAGACAGGGGTAATCACTGAGGATGAGTATCGTGATTATATTGGTCAGTATGTATACTATGTTCGATTGGATAACGATGGGTATGAAATGGAATTTACCGCTGACGAACTTATACTCGACGAGGATAATTAAGTGAACGATGACAATATGGACGAACTGTGGGGACTGTTTGTATTTGGGTTTGGTCTGTTACTGATGGGTATTGGTAAGTGGTTTAAACGCCGTCACAAGGATTAATTATGGGTAAAACGTGGAAAGATAAAAACAAGTGGTCAAAGAAGCAAAACGATAAATCTGATAAGAAAGGTCAGAAAGATTACAAAGAATTGTATACCCACAAGAAGCCAAAGATTACCAAGTTTGAATGGTACGATGTAGATGGAAATCTATGAATATAATCATAGAGGTCGGTGATACATATAAACACACCTATTAATAGAGAATGTTATGTGGGCAATTGCTTGGTTAGTATCAATAGGAATTGGTTATTGGTTAGTATACTATCAATACCAACTCTGTAAGAAAGCGGAGCAAAAAGAGAATGGACAAACAATATCGTGAAATGATTAATACCCGACGATTGTATAAGTTCGAGGGTGAGTTCTTTTACCAACCGCAATATAAACCATTTACTAAACAATTACCTATTAGTACATTACGTACCTTGGGTCAAACTATCTGGGATAATGAGTCAAATGGAAAGTATTTAATTCCTGAAATACGATTTGGTAAAGGCATATATCATACACAAGCACGTGGGAAAAACTTTTATTATTCCTGGTGTGATCGGCAAACCATAGAGCTCGCGCCTACCCAACGAGATATGATAACCCTTATACATGAAATGGTCCACGCATTAGGATATGATTATCATGATAGTAGATTCGTGGGGAAGTACATCTATCTCTTAAAGAAATATGCAGGCATATCTAAAAAAGAACTTATATTAGGTATGAAAGAATATAGTGTGGCATTACCCGTAAAGTATAGGAAGAGCTATCGGTCACACCAACAATAAATAATATAGATACAAGAGAGGTATAGACAAGCATCATGATAATAGTCATGATGTTTTTGTCTTTATACCCTCTATTATACCAGAAAATACCTCATATCGTACCCTATATAGAGTAGGTCCGTTTTATCATTTTCTACAATCGTTTTATC